AAATATAGTAGACTTTATTTTTAACGTTTGGGTAATTTTACCATAATTATAAGTAGTAACGGTGTAAAAATAAAAACATAAAATATTTTTAACGTTTTTAATGCAAAATAATTTCAAAAATATTAGGAAGTCTGATTTATTTTTTGTACATTTATTATGTAATTAAGAAATAATTAAACCTTTAAAATTTAAAAAGATATGACAGTAGTAATTTCATCAAAATCGTTATCTAACGTGTTAACACGAGAAAAGAATAATAACGGTGCAATTTTTACCATTAAATCTTTAAAAACTAATAAAGATTATACGTATAAAATAAGTAGAAAATTTTGGAAAAACAAATGGTACACCCATGTGCGTTGCGAAAATCAATATTTAAATTTTAATTATTTAGGTTCATACTTTAACGGAAAACTTTTTAAAAAAGGTTTAATAAATAAAAACCCCGCTGCAACCGCAATCGCATTTATTTTGAATTGGGTTGAAAAGGGTAAATTTGAATGGCTAGATAAAAATGTAGAAATAATGCACGAAGGTCATTGTTTAGTTTGTGGTAAAACATTAACAGATGCCAACAGTATAAAAAAAGGAGTTGGACCAGTTTGTTCCGGTCATAAAAAATAAAAATTTTATATTTATAGTAGAACTAAAACTATATATTATGAAATTTATTGAAAAAATTAAAGAATGGATTAAAACAACTGGCATTACTAATTTAGGTTGGGGTGCAGGATTTGTAGTTTCACTTATTTTAGGATGGTCATTTGTAGCTGGAGCTTGTTTTGGATTGTTTATACATTTCAATTACGGTAAAATTAAAGAATTAATTGATAAATAATTAACTCAGTTGACATTCAGAGTAAAGGGAATACTAATATTCCCTTTTTTTATGCAAAATAATTTCAAAAATATTAGGAAGTCTGATTTATTTTTTGTATATTTACTATGTAAAAATAAATAAACAATAACAATTATAAATTATGCCTTATATATCAAAAGAAAGTGTAAAGATTAAACGAAACTTATTAAAATCAGCATTTCCTGATTTTAAGTTTTCAGTAAGAACAGATAACTATTCAGGTATTAATGTATCAATACTGTCCGGCCCTATTGATTTAGTAAAAGATATAGATGAAAAATATGAACAAATAAATTGTTTTCATATTAAAAGTCATTATAAAGAGTTTTCAGAAAAATCTGATTTTTTATCTAAAGTTTATGAAATAATTGATGAAGATAACGCTATTGAATCGGTTGATGGCGATTATGGAAACATACCAAACTTTTATACTAGTATCACTATCGGAAAATGGGATAAACCCTATAATTATATTAAAAAATGAAAAAAATTATAAATAACAATGTAGAAGTAACTGGCTATTGTTGGATTACTGGTCGAGATGGAATTGGTGTTGTATTAGCTATTGATACTATTTCGAACGAGTCTAAAGCATATATTGGAACATATGATAATAGAGATGAATATGAATCTATTTTACATATTTTATCTTGGGGAACGAAATTTGATGTAGATATTGCAAAACAATTAATAGATAAATACGGAACTAAAATATAAAATTATGATAGATAGCTATTTGATGGGTGATTTACAAGCTGCAGTCAGAAAAAAATGTAAAACACTTTATAAAAAAGGGTGGCTTGATACAAGTTGGAAACCATATTATATTAAAATAATGGACAGTGGTATTAGAGAAATATATAAATTTTTAAATTCAAACAAATGATTATAACATCCGAATACTTAGAAAAAAAAATTATAGAAAATAATAAACACTATGATTTAATTGGTAAGATATCCTCACATGTATCATTAGACAGCATAGCAGAAAAAGCTAAATTAATAGGTAAACTTGAAGTTTTAGTGGAACTTTTAGAATATAAAAATAAAATTGAGATATCCTAATTTTATTTTCATATTTATTAATAATAAGAAAATGAAACAACAAACAAATAATAGAAAAATTCTTCTTTGGCTTGATGATATTAGAAATCCGTTTTTATGTGATTGGCTATTAATGTATGTACCTGAATGGAATGCTGATAGAAACAATGTAGTATGGGTAAAAACTTATCATGAGTTTTGTGATTGGATTATAAAAAATGGATTACCAGATACAATTGCGTTTGATAATGATTTGGGTGAAAAAATGGAAGGATATGACGCAGCGAAGTATGTAGTTGAATATTGCATGGATAACAATAAACCGTTACCAAACTGGGAAGTCCAATCAGCAAATACTGTTGCGAAATCGAATATTAATGGATTATTAAATAATTATTTAAAATTTAAAAGTAATGCCAACTAAAATAGTAAAACGAATTTGGTGCAAACATTGTAATGATTTTACACTTCATGATAAACATGATATATTTAAATCAGATTATTATTGTAATGAATGCGATACTAAATATGAATCCGTATTATTATCTACTATTCCAATCGAAAAACTTGAAAAACAAAGAACAAGTAAAAAAAGAACATTTACAAATATATTCAAGTATTTTAACAAGTGGAATGAGTTTATTAAGTTCATTTACAACTTCAAATTATAAATTTAAAATTCAAGAAAGTGATGCAGGACAAAAAAAACTTGATGAATTGCATAGATTAAAAATAAAAAAATTACTAGAAACTCAATTAATTAAACGTAAACAAGATTTAGAACTTAAAGTTAAATTTCATAAATTAGGCAGAAACGATAACTGTTTGTGTGGAAGTGGAAAGAAATATAAAAAATGTTGTTATACTAAAATCAATAAAATATAAATTATGAGAATTATACGTAAGCAAAAAGATTATTATGATTATTATCAAGGAGTATTTGGTATAGATACTACTAAAACATATGATAGACGAAATACTGTTGCATATGTTAAACAATATCCATTCTTTAATGAATCAGCTGGAGCTCCAACTGAACTTACATTCCATATATGTGGTGTACTATATACGATATTTGATTTTAGAGGTGAATTTTATCATACTGCGGAAGAATTAAAACAGTTGGATACACTATTAAGAACTAAACATAATACTAATTTGCAAATACCATATAGATTTTATCCACTTACGGATAATTCATATCAAACATTTTACGATACCAAAAATGGGGTATCGACTGATGTAAACCTAAAATATAGAGAACCAATACTAATAAAAGATTTCGGTTGGGGAACTGCTGATGAATATGTAATTCCACTATTAAAAACCTTTGATTTTAATAAAATAATGAGTGCAAAAAAAATGTATATTAATATTGAAACATTTTTAGGATTTTTAATTGATAACCCACCATTACCAGATAATCAAACTAACGTTGGTAAGATAGTATCACATGGATTTGATAAAAAACGTTCATTTAGACCTAAAATGAAATGATATGAAATAAAAACTCATAAAGAAAAAATTATCAAGGTGCAACAAAATGCGATTATATAATCAAAATAAAAAAGATGTACTTAATCATTATAATGAACTAAATGTTAAATTATCATTAGAAACATTCGAAACAGATACAATATCAAATGTAACTACGTTTGTAAACAATACAAATTGCTATGATTTTGAACTTAATAATGATAATAATATAATTATATTTAAATATTTAAACTTAAAACAATGAAACCAAAATTAATAATAATCATAACAACTATATTGTTTACCTTAATTGCAACAATTATAGGACTTGTTAAAAGCAACAAACGAATATTTTCAGCATTAAATTTTGTTTTTGGATTAGCCACAATTATATTATTTTTAGCATGGACTTCTCCAACTGATATAAGTTGGTGGTATTGGTTCGGCGGTTTATTAGCATCAGCGTTTTTACTGAGTTAGAATAGCTGGTATGATTTTTGTAATACTTATAGATATGAAAAACTTTTTGAAATTATTATTGTTACTAACCGCATTTTTATTTGTATCATGCGGTTCTATTGAAACTCCAGTTCAATCTGGATATACTGAGACAATTAACTGTCCGTTTAGTCGTACAATTGATTATTATAATTATAATCAAACCCGTCTTTTTTATTCGCCTTGGTCACATTGGAATTATAATACCTTATATAATGGTATTCATCCTTACGATTACTATTATTTTAGACATTCACAATATATTAATGGATTGCAGTACTGCAATATGTGGAATGGTGTTTCATTATATGACCGCAACTATACGAATTATTGGAGTCCACCATACCAAAACTATTATTATATGCAACGATTACGTTACATTAATGAATTGAATCAACGTAATTCATGGAATACAGTTGGTCGTAAACATCCAAAACATACATATAAATATATTCACAATATACATCGTAATACTAGACTAATTAAACAGCCTACTAGATACAATCGTTCACATACATATACAAGACAACATTATAATAGTAAACCACACCCAATTAGATATGTAACTCCAACACCATATACTCGAAATAAAAGACGTAGTGTAAGACCAATTAGACGATATTCACCACAAAAAACATATCAAAGGCATCCAATTCGTAATAATGAAAAATCACATAAATAATTTACGAAAAAATTGGAAGATTAATCGTAAACAATATGAAGATTTCATTGAAATATATAATAAAAAACATCTTAGATGTCCTAGATGTTATGAACTCAATAATTATAAAATGAAAAATGTAAGTAGCATTTTTGATTATGAAGATTCAGAAGGTTTTAAAGATAACAATATATGTATCTGTAATAAATGTGGTGATATTCATACAGTACATGAACGAATAAGTTAGTATTTCTTTATTTATTCTTTTTTTTAAAAAATAGACTTTAATCGGTCTATTTTTTTTATGTCTATATTTTTTCTTTTGTTTTTCAAAAACCTATATTTATAATAGTAAACTATATAAACAAAGGAACTAAATATGTCATTAAATATTGTATGGACAGGCTCAGCAGATTTTGTATCTGGAAGTTCAACTCCGTTTGGAACGTATGATTCAGATACAACGTTTCAAACAGATGCACCGGCTGTTGCTGGTTGGGTTGCAACAAGATTAGGATATCCTATTATTGATGTTGAACTAGGCGGCGATAATATTTTTGCGTGTTTTGAAGAAGCTGTATCTGAATATACTGGTCAATCAGTTAATGGAGTAGAATTAAATAACATTTTTAGAATAGCAGATACATACGGAACATATACTAATGTTGGCGGTAAAACTGATGTTAAAAAGGGTTCAATAATTATATATCCTGGAACACAATCTTATGATTTACAGGCTATGTGGGGAGACGTAAGTGAAAGCGGTGAACGTATTGATATAACACGAGTATTTTATGAAGCAATTCCAGCTATACAACGTTTTTTTGATCCATATTCAGTAAGTGGACAAGGAACATTAAATTTAATAGATGAATTTGGGTTTGGTTCGTTCTCACCTGCTTCTCAATTTATTTTGATGCCTATCTACGAAGATTTACAAAGAATGCAAGCTATTGAATTAAATGATCAAATTAGAAAATCAGCATTTACATTTAATATAGTTAATAATAAAATACAAGTATTTCCGTCACCATTAAAAAAGGATAAATTATGGTTCGAATATATAGTACAAAGTGAATTTGTAAGTGGAAGTACAACAGTTACGCCAGGAGTGATTTCGGATTATTCAAATATCGGATACGATTTTGCAAATTATTCTACAATTAATGATGTGGGTATTCAATGGATACGAAAATATACCTTGGCATTATCCAAAGAATTACTAGGAGCGATTAGAGAAAAATATTCGCAAGTACCAATTCCAGGTTCAGAAGTATCTTTAGATGGTGCTGCACTTCGTTCTGAAGCGCAAACTGAAAAGGATACATTAATCGCTCAACTTCGCGAAAATTTAAATGAGGTAAGTAGAAAACAACGAATGGAAAACGAAGCAGCAATAAGTGAACAGCAAGAAGCTATAATGGGTAGAGTCCCATTACCAATATATATCGCATAATATAAAACTATAAAATATGCCAAAGTTTTTTAATAATAAAGATTTAACGTTTATAAAGACAATTTCAGAAGAAGTTGTAGATTATGTAACAGAGCAAAGTATTACATTATTTAAAATGTCAGTAGGCGAAAGTAAAACAAATTTATATGGAGAATCACTAGGTAAAATATATCATATGCCAACAAATCTAATGTGTATTGTGGATAGAGAACCGCAAAACGTAATTTATGAAGGATTTGGGCCAGATAAAACACAATTAGTAGAATTTAGATTTATGAGACATAGATTACGAACTCATCAAATACCACAATTACATGATATAAACGGAGTACAAATTCCAGCAGGTGCTATTCAAAACAGTATTTATGGTTATCCACAAATCGGTGATATTATTAAATTTGATAGTGCGTATTATGAAATTAATCATACACGAGAACATAAATTAGTAGGTGGTTCACCAACAATTTATGATGAAAAAACAAATTCATTTCAAGATGCAAGAATGGAATTAATAGTAGCTGGATTTATGGTAAGAAGATCACAAATACAAATAGAAGATAGGATATACTAATGGCAACTGATCCACTAAAAAAAGATTTAAACCGAGCAACTCAACTAAAAACTGAAAAACAATTTAATGCTGGTATTAAATTATACGATATTGATTCAACAATAGCGGAACACATGATTGATAACATTATGCCAACTCTTGAAATTTTGGGCGATTCCGTAAAAGTACCCGTTTTATATGCTGGATTAGAACGTTGGACATCTATACAAAAAGAGGGATTTTTACGTGATAAAAAAGGTCAAGTGCAAATACCGTTGGTAATATTTAAACGAACATCTGTTGATCGTGATGAAAATTTACAAAGTATGATGAACCGTCATGTTACATATCCAGCTGTGTCAAGATATTCTGCAAAACATAAGTATGATTTATTTTCTAGCATGATAAATACTACTAGACCAGTTATACAATATAATATTACAATGCCAGATTATGTAACATTAACATACGAAGTGATTATTTGGACTGATTTTATAGAACAAATGAATACAATAGTAGAAGCATTTCAATATGCAACCGATGATTATTGGGGTAATAAAAATGGATTTAAATTTAGAACAAAAATAGATTCATTTGATAATACAACGGAGGTTACTGATGGTGCGCAACGTGTTGTTAAAACAAATTTTAGTATGGTAGTGAATGCATATTTATTACCCGAAAAATTTGCAAATCAACCAACTACTCAAAAAGCGTTAACAATAAAAAAAGTAATATGGAATTCCGAAACAACATTATAAATGGTTAATTTTTATAGAATGAGTGTAAAACCCATTCATCGCTTTTTACGTGGATGGGTAGTTCACAATTATTAATTAGTTATATTTATATAAAGATAAGAGATAGAATACAAATAAATGGCTGCAATATTACAATTAAGAAATAACACAACAATAGAAAGTTTAGTCACTGCAGAACCTTTTTTAGAAACTACTAATACTACTTTTAATATTGGAATTGATGAATTTGGTAGTTATATAACATTAATTAAATTAGATGGATCAAATACAGGTGATTTAAATTTAATTGGTAACATAACTGCATCATCAGCAATTTTTTCTGGGAACATAGATTTAGAAGGTAATTTATTTATAGGCGGTAGTATTACACTTGGTAGTGGTAGCAATGATACAATTATTGTAGGAGCTCCTTTATCAGGCTCTTTAATTCCAGAAATTGATGCTACATATGATTTAGGTTCTCCTGCTAAACAATGGAATAAAATATATGCAGATACAATTGACGCCATTAATATTAGTGGTTCAATTATAGTTGATTGGCCTAATATTATAAACAACCCAACATTAGTTAGTGGTTCTGCTCAAATTGATCATAACTTAACTACAAACTATGTTTTAAATCAACATATAGACCATTCAACACTAATAATAACTGCAGGTAACGGATTAAGTGGTGGTGGTACACTTGTTACTTCAAAAACAATAACGTTAGATACTGGTTCGAACCACTTTACAAACGGTATAAAGAACAAACTAGATATAGATGGAGTAGTATCTCAATCTTTATTAAATAGTTTAACACCGAGTGAAATCACTCAACTTGCAAATATTGATTCAAGTACAATTTCTAGTGTGCAATGGGGTTATGTCGGTAACTTAAACCAAGATATAAATAGTATATCTAATGTAACATTTAATACTGGCTCGTTTACTGGCGATTTAACAATAAATGGTGATTTAGTTGTATTAGGCGCTGCTACAGAAATTAAAACAAGTGCACTAAAAATAACAGATAAATTAATTACAGTTGCAAGTGGTTCAATAAATTCAGCTACTGCTGATGGTGGCGGTATTGAGATTGATATTTTAAGTCAAGCAAATCCATCATTAGTTTGGGAACACGCATCACAAACTATTTTATTAAATTATCAAGTTTCATCGTCGATAGGATTTAAAGGAGATGGTTCACAAGTAACTGGCGTAACTGCAGCTGATATTGATTATTCTAACATATCTAATCTACCAACTTTATTTAGCGGAAGTTCACAAGTAATTTATCCAAATATTGTAAGCATTCCAGCTGGTATTGTAAGCGGAAGTTCACAAATCGATGCATCTCAAACAACAAACATAAATAATTATTTACCACTTACTGTAGGTACTGGAAGTGCATTGACAGGAACACTATATGGAAACGATGCTATATTTAGTGGTTATATAGCCGCATTAAGTGGTAGTAGTACTGAATGGAATGCGGGATATGCGCATTCTCAATTAACATCAGGCAATCCACATCAAGTTGGATATTCAGATTTGACTAATATACCGGTCAATGTAGCTCATACAGACACAGATAATAATTTTAGTGTACCTCAATCTGGACAAGATGCAGTAAATCCTAATGAATTTGTAACGCTACAACAGATTTCACCGCAATCTACATTAATAGTATCACAAAGAAATATTTCATTTGGAGAATCATATATTGCAAATTACAGGGATACCGTTATAAATGATGGAGCTACTTATTATCCTAATTCAGCGGGATATGAATATGCTGCTATTAAACAACAAAATATATATCCAAGTTTATTAACAATACCAAGCGCAGAAAAATTATCTAAATTATATAGTATATTACCGCCAGATAGAACAGGCGACTTCACAGTATCAAGAGCTTCAATAGCAACTAGAATTAATAGTGATGGAATATTAGTAACAGAGGCTAATGACGTAATACGCTTTGATTACACAAATGGTTTTCCAGAGATATTAGTAGAAGGTCAAAGTACTAATTTAGCTTTAAGAAGTGAGGAGTTTGATAATGTTACTGCTTGGAATCATATTGGGAGTGTTAGTGTAACTGCAAATAATATTATATCACCAGATGGTAATTTAACGGCGGATAAAATAATATCATCTACAACATTAGAAAGACATCATTTAGTACGGTCTTTTTCTAATACAACAGATTTATCTGCAACAGCTTCTTTTTTTGTTAAAGAGGGAGGACAGAAATATGTTGCTTGTTCATTTCTACACGCATCTAATTCAAGTGGTATTGGTATAATAATAGACTTAACAGATGGTAGTTTATTTTCATCTTCCGTATCTAGTAGTACTTATTCTTATATATTTACCTCATTGATTAATGGTTGGAAATATATAACTTTTACAATAACAAATCCAGCAACACATTATCCAAATAATTTAAATATAGGGGGTTTTGAAGATAATTCATTCACATATAACGGTAATACAATAATGCCTAATTATATAAGTGATGGAATAAAGGGTATATATTTATATGGTGCACAAATAGAATTAGGCACATCAGCCACCTCATACATAAAGACCTTAGGCACAACAGTAACAAGGGTAGCGGATGTTGTTACAGTAACACCACCAGTAGGAGTAACAAGTATCATTGAAACAATAAATAATATAGACCAAGCTCCTATAACAACTATACCAGGAACATATCAGATTCCTAATGGAAGATTTAATAAAATTATAATGTTATGATAAATAGATATTCATTTCCAGACGAAGTAACAGCTAAACAGTTGTTAGAAACATTAATACCAAAAGGTAGTAGTTTATCTTTTAAAGATATTACAGTAACAGAATTAACTAATGGGATAAACGCATGGGGGTTTGAAGATAAATTCTCTTATGACCCAAAAACCGATAAACAAGTATTAATAAAAAAAGGCACTACTTATAACGTAGATGTTATGTGGAAAACCTCACAACCAAAAGAATGGGCGCAATATGAGATTAAACCAGTAACTCCAAATCATAAGTTCGCTGTGATAATTTAAGATATGAGCAAATATAAAAGTCAAATAGTCGAAGATTCTACTCACGTAGAAATCGGAGTTAATTTAGTTATATCAGGCAGCAATAACGTCAGTGGGCCAATAACAGCATTAAGTGGTAGTAGTACTAATTGGAATACTGCATATAGTTGGGGTAATCACTCAACAACTAGATTATTTTCAGATTTACAAAGTAAACCTACAACTATTGGAGGATACGGAATAACTGATTTTAACAGTTTATGGGATACTCAATTAGCCACAAAAACAACGGATAATTTAACAGAGGGTGCTAATTTATATTCTCAGTGGGACAACGCAACTGGTGGAATAAATTATAGTGGCGGTAATGTTGGAATTGGAACAACCACTCCAGCAACCAAATTAGATATTAACGGGGCAATAACAGCAACAGGAGGTAATAGTACTAATTGGAATGCTGCATTTACGCATGTTTCAAATGATGGTTCAGACCATAGTTTCATAAATCAAGATGTAACAATTTCTGCAACGCCTACTTTTGCCAATGTTATTAGTAATAACAATGCCACGGCTAATAATCATTTAGTAAGGTTAGACCAAATGAATTCAGCTATTGCTGGTTTAGATTGGCAAGATAGCATCTTAAATCAATTAAATTTTGCAATCGCAGAACCTTTAACACCCGCTGAAGGAGACAGGTACATAAATAATACAACAGGATTAGGGTCTATATCTACAGCTATTACATTTAATGCAAACAGCATATATGAGTGGAATAGTGGAGCTTGGGTAGAATTTGTGCCTAATAAAGGTTTTACTCTTTGGGATGAAAATCTAAACACAAATTATACCTACAACGGAACTGCATGGGTAGAATTTGGTTCTACAGTTTCACACAACAATACCACAGGTTTACAAGGGGGTACTTCTTCAGAATATTATCACCTAAACGCATTAGATTATAACGGAAGATGGCAAAGTGATGGAACTAATGTTTATAATACATTTGGAAACGTCGGAATTGGAACGATAACCCCAACAACACCACTAGATGTAAATGGTATAATAACAGCAACAGGAGGCAATAGTACTAATTGGAATACTGCATTTACTCATATTTCAAATGATGGTTCTGATCATAGTTTCATAAATCAAGATGTAACAACATTAGGGACGCCTTCATTTGTATCTGTTGAATCTATTTCTCCAACTAATAATTCTGATGGATTTACTTTAAAGTTTCCAGCAGGAGTTGATGCAACATACGCGGGAATATTATTTAAAGGAAATGATGGAACTTTTAATATTAATTATGCACAAATAAAAGGTGGAGTTGAAGCTTGGTCTCCCGATGATGGGTTTCTAGCTTTTAGAACGTCTAATAACGCTGTATTGTCTGAAAAGATGAGAATTACAGCAAATGGTAACGTCGGCATCGGGACGACGAATCCGTTATATAAACTTAACGTCGTGGGGGCTTCTGGCATAGATATAGAAGCAAAGAGTACAGATATAAATTCAGAAGCAGGTTTTAGAATGTCAAATGATGCTCAAGTATGGAGAAATTATGTCCAGGGCACAAATGATGGTTTTACAGTTCGTGATGTTACTCATACTACAAATCCTTTTCAAATTGAACCCTCCACTCCGACAAATACTATTTATGTAAAATCAACTGGCAACGTTGGAATTGGAACTAGTAGTCCATCAGAAAAGTTACATGTTGAAGGTGGTAATTTTAGAGTTACTAATACAGACTCTATTGTCTTGCGTTCTGGTGCTGGATATGCAGGAGTAATGACTGAAGGTACTACACCCCTTATTTTTTACACAGGTGGAGTCAATGAAAGAATGAGAATTGATAATACTGGAAAAATTACAATAGGGAATTTTGATTTTAAAATAAATACAGATACTTTTTTTGTAGATGCTTCTGCAAGTAACGTAGGTATTGGAACGATAACCCCAACAACACCACTAGATGTAAATGGTATAATAACAGCAACAGGAGGCAATAGTACTAATTGGAATACTGCATATAGTTGGGGCGACCACGCAGGATTATATCTTGGTATCTCTGCAAAAGCATCAGATAGTAATTTACTAGATGGAATTGATAGTACCGCATTTGCAAAATTAGCTTCGGCTCAAACTTTTACTTCCAAACAAACTTTTACAGGGGATGTAGATATTAATAGTACAGCTTCAACTTTACCACAACATTTTTATCGTTATATGTATAATGCGACAAATGTATATGACCATTATTATCCAAATGGTGGTAATGGTACAAATGTATCTACAGCAAATCTAAGAGTTTGGAATGGTGCAGGAGGTTTTAAATTATTAAACTTTAGTGGAGATGGCTCTTTCTTTTGGGATAATAATACCATCTTCCACGCAGGCAACTCAAACCTCTCAACAGTAGATTGGTACGCAAAGAATATTGTTGCATCAGGCACTATTTCAGAAGGGGGAACATTATTATCTTCTAAATATTTAGGCATATCTGCAAAAGCATCAGATAGTAATTTATTAGATGGAATTGATAGTAGCCAGTTTTTGAGAAGTGATGTAAATGATAATTTTTCCTCTTTATTGTATGGTAATATACAAGGACAGAGCGCAATGGGTTTTGGTTTTGTTAGTAATGCATCCACCCCAACAACTTTAATAAGTGGAGCTCAAATAACAGGCGGAGCTGATTTTGCAGGCCTAGGAAAAATAAACAACATAGATATAAGTACTTGGTATGGATTTTCAGTAAGCTCCACTTTTGCAGGAACTGTAGGTCAAGGGAATCCTGCTTTTTCCGTGGATGCAAGAACGGGTAATGCTTACCTATATGGATCTTTAGACACAGATAATGGTGCAAATGAAGTAGTAAGGTATAATAAGTCAGCATCATATTCTCAATTCATAGGGAAAGGTGGTTCTACGACTGATTGGTTAAGAACAACCGTAAATGGAATTATCCCATCCACATCGGGAGGCTCAAGCTCTTTAGGTACTTCATCATGGAATTTCAATACTATATATGGTGTAACTTTATATGAAAACAATGTGTCTTTAGCTTCTAAATACTTAGGCATCTCTGCAAAAGCTGTAGATAGTACCAATTGGAATGGCAAGCCAAGACCTACTAACTTTGGTAACTCAATGAGTAATGGTAGTGCATATGAAGCTTCTTTAGATTTAAATACTGTATCAATTATTGGGGAATCAAGATTTTTTCAATCATCTGCAACTAATAAACCCTCTACTATTGCTGATGGACATGTATGGAATGTTGCAGGTGGTGATGTTATAAATCGGGGAGTTCAATTTGCATATGGTAATAATGATACAGGAGCTTTTTCTGTAAGAAGTATGAATGGTAAAACATGGCATACAATATATAATGCAGGAAACTCTAACCTCTCAACAGTAGATTGGTACGCAAAGAATATTGTTGCTAGTGGCACAGTTACAGCAACGGATTTTATAGGTACTTCAGATGAAAGATTAAAAACTGATATTAAACCTTTTAAATCTAAGAAAATTGATACCCACTATAAAACATTTAGATTCATCTCTGATAAAAACAAACAATTAAGAGTTGGTGTAATAGCTCAAGAATTAGAAAAAGCTAATCCTGAATTTGTAAGAACTAATTCTGAAGGTATAAAATCTGTAAGTTATATTGATTTACATTCTGCTGAAATAGCACAATTAAAAGAAGAAAACTTAGAATTAAGACATAAGCTAAATTTAATAATGAATAAATTAGAATTATGATAGCAACAACGTTACCAATAAAGTTTTCAGATGTAACTTTAGAAATATATGGTACTTCTAATACTAGTGGAAGAAGTCAATCTCAATCTTTTATAGATGCAACAGGTACTTTTGATGCTACTTATGTAGGGGTAAAAGATAGATTAACAAATTTTAGAGGTTACGTAAATACACCACCACCACCACCATCAGATACTATAGCTCCTAGCATACCTACTGGATTATCAGCATCTCAAATACCAGGTCTTACTAAAGTACAAATAGATTGGATCGCATCTACTGATAATGTAGCAGTTACGGGCTACAATGTAGAACGAAAAATAGGCAGTGGTGCTTGGATACTTAGAAGTTCTCCTTCTGGTAATTCTTTTTATGACGCTGCAGCTGGAACTGTAGGTGATTATGTTAGCTATAGAGTAAATGCATTTGATGCAGCAGGGAATACATCAGGATATAGTAGTATAGTAAGTTTAACTTTACAGTAATTAAATGCGACAATACTAATAATTTAAGAATATTAATCTAAATATATAAAAATGAAAAAAACAGTAGAAAAAAAAGAATTTTCAGACGAAGAATTAACTCTAATCGAGCAAAAAAGAGAATATGAAAAAAGGAAGAATGATTTTATATTATATTTGCAAGAGGGAATGAAAAACTATAATGTAAGAATAATTGTTGACCCTAATTCAGCTTTAAGAGACCCTAAAATAATAGTGGTATAATGAGTTTAATAAATGTTAAAAAGATAATCAAATAGTATCATGTTCTTTTACATTTAATATAATAAAGTTTAATAAAATAATATAAACTATGGTTACTTTCATTAAAGATACGAAAATTATTTGAGTTTACCAAAACTTTTTTAAAAATAATTGCTCAAATCTTGCTTCTTTTTTATTTTTCTTATATTTATAAGTAGTAACAATATAATACTAATTAATATGAAACATACTAATCAAATAATAGTTAGAGTACCAACCGATATAAAAAAGAAGTTTAAAGAAGTATGTAATGCCGATTTACTTGATATGTCTACAAAAATAAGACAATTTATTTTGCAAGAAATAAGAAAATGATTAAAACGTCAAAACATAATATAGTTAATATTGCTAATAAAAATAAGTTAGTAATACTTGATGCATTATTTTTTAGCTAAAAAATGATTTAAAAACTTACATAACTTATATTATAACTGGAAAATTACCCTTAAAATCTAATTTATCTAGCAAAATACTTCCAACTAAAATAATTAAGCATAGTAGATATAAAAACTTAATTTATAAACATGCTTCTAGTATAATCCGTTCTCAAAGCAAGAAAGCAAAAGCTAAACGCTATTACACTTATAAAAAGGTATATGCTTATATGGCTAAAATGCATCCTGACTCTAAGTTTGTTAATACTAAATTTTCAAAGTTAAAACTAACACCTGTTTATTTGACTAAATATTTTAAAATGTCTTCTTTAAAAAATATATCTATTAATTTAGACGAACGCTTTTTTGATATTAAAATTGGAAATCACTTTGATAACTTTGTTAAAATAACACTTCCATATTTTAATAAGAAAGGTACTAGAGCAATTAATATAAAATTACCACTAAAGCAACATAAACATTCTAATAGTTTATTAGATAGTGGTTATACCTTAAAAAGCAATATACAATTAAAGCAAATAGGCAAAGATTATTATATTAATCTAGTTTGGTTTAAAGAAGCACCTGAACTTAAAACTACTGGTAAATCCATTGGAATCGATCTTGGTTATAAAAAGTTAATTACAACTTCTAATAAAGAATTTATTGGCAAAGAACTTTTAAAAGTTTATACTAAACTTTCAAATAAAGAACAAGGTAGCAAAAAATTTAAGAAATTATTAAAGCATAGAGATAATTTAATTAATTATTATAGTAAACAATTAAAACTTGATAATATAAGTACACTTGTAATTGAGAACTTATTAGATGTTAAGAAAAATACTAAAGGCAAGATTTATCATAAAGTAATGAATAAATTACAAAGATTGTCTTATACTAAAACAATTGAAAAACTAACAGATATATGTCTGGTTAATGGTATAAAAATGGTGAAGGTTTCACCAGCTTATACCAGTCAGACATGCTCTAATTGTGGTAACATAAATAAACACTCCAGAAACGGAGAAAAATATAAATGTATATCTTGTGGAAACGAACTTGATGCAGATTATAATGCAGCAATAAACATCCGCAGTAGAGGAGTATATAGTCTCTCTAGCTAAAAAAGTAGTTAATTTTATATTATTTTATAAAACTAATTGCAACTATTGAAACTATATTTGATTATTAATGAAAAACAATAAAATTATAATGAAAAATCATACGTTTTTATTTTTTCTTTATATTTATATATATATATACATTAATAACTAACATAGATAAAAAATGACAAAATCAATTAAGTTTACAAATGATGAAATTAAACAAATAAATGATTTAAGATTAGAGGTTTCTGGCGTATTTACTCAATTAGGCCAGATTTCAATCGAAAAGAAGAAAAAATTATTTGTAGTAGAACAAGAATTATTTAAATCATTAAATAAAAAGTATGGGGATGGAAACTATAATCCAGAAAACGGCGTGTTTACCCCTTTAAACACAAATAACCAAGAAAATCAAACAGAAACAAAACAATAAAAAGTAGTTTGGAAAAACTATTTTATATTTATATGTGAATTTTAATATAAAAAAATAATTAGGAGTAAATAAAAATGGCAGAAAAAATTATATCGCCTGGTGTGTTCACTCGTGAAAATGATACATCATTTTTGGCACAAGGAATTGGAAATATCGGTGCAGCAATAATAGGCCCATTCAAAAAAGGCCCAACGTTCGTACCAACAATTGTAAATACACAATCAGAATTTGAAGAAATTTTTGGTACACCTGATGGAACATTCTATACAGGATATACCGTACAAAACTATTTACGTGAAGCCGGAACTGTAACTATTGTTAGAGTAGGTCATGTAGGTGGGTATCAACACATAGCACCAATCGGAATTTCAATATCAGGTTCGAGTGGTAATACATTAATCGCATCATTATTATCTACGGATGAAGGCGGTGAATTAACTGGATTTTCTGGTTCTACTATTAGTAGTATAGCATCTTCATCAGATTTTAATATTACAGTAACCGGTTCAGCTCCAGTTTCATCATCTGTATTAACATCATCACCTAACGATATTAATGACGTATTTGGAAATTCACCAAAAGGAAGCAAAAGTACTTATGCTTATAATTATTTTGAAAATGCTGCTAATACTGATACTGATCTTGGTACTGGTGGAATAGTATCTTTAGTTGAATTGCCAACCCAAGAATTTAATTATGGTGCAGACACAGATGTAAATACTGCAACAAATGCATCAACTCCATGGATACAATCACAACTTATTTCATCAACAAGAAATAATTTATTTAGATTTCATACTTTAGGTGATGGTACAAATTATAACAAAGAATATAAAATTAGTATTTATAATGTTAAGATAAAAGATGCAACAACAAGTATTCCAGAACCTTGGCCTACATTTTCTATTTTAATACGAGATTACAACGATACTGATAGTAAACAAGTGGTAAAAGAAGTATATAGTAATGTTACTATGAATCCTGCATCATCTAATTATATATTAAAAGTAATCGGCGATAAACATTTAACCATTAATTCATCAGGTAAAATTACTGATAACGGTGATTATGATAATAATTCAAAATATGTACGTGTAGAAGTTGCACCAGAAAATTCATTTCCACGTGTATCATTTCCATTCGCACATGCTGCATATATAAATCCAATTAATATAACAGGTACAACTCTTACTGTACCAGCTGTAATTTTCTCAACTGGTTCAAACGAAAACACAAGTACAGAAGATACAAACTTTGCAGGAATTGATTTAATAACAACAAACGTAAAAAAAGATAACGCAACTTACTTAAACCCAATTCCAACATCAGCAATAGTAGGTATTAATACGGTATTTTCATTTGATGATACTATTAATGCTGCAAGTGGTGGTGTAGCAACACCATATAATTTTGGATATGAAGCAACAGGTTCAGATACAACTGATATTAATAAACGACAATTTACAATAGGGTTTCAAAATGGATTTGATGGTGTAACTCCAACGAGAGCTATAAATTTAGGAGTATCTATTACAAGGAATAATTAGACGATTACATTCATACTCATTTGATAAAATTGTAAACATGGTAGAAACTCGTGAAGATGCGTTTTATATCGGTGATATAACTTCTCAAAATGATAGTATAGCACAAGCAACAACAGAAGCTCAAAAAGTGGATTCAAACTATGTAGGTACATATTATCCATGGGTAAAAACTATTGATAGAAATACTAACAAATTAACAGCAATACCACCATCAGTATTAATGCCAGGAATTTATGCAGCAAGTGACGCAATCTCAGCAGAATGGTGGGCACCAGCTGGATTAAATCGTGGTGGACTTGTCGGTGCAGTAAGTGTGCTAAACAGATTAACTCATGCAGAACGTGATGAATTATATGAAAATAAAGTAAATCCTATAGCCGTATTTCCTGGTACTGGAATTGCAGCTTATGGACAAAAAACATTACAAGATGCATCATCAGCATTAGATAGAATTGGCGTAAGAAGATTACTTATTAAAGTCAAAAAATTTATTGCATCTACATCAAGATTCTTAGTATTTGAACAAAATACACCTACTACTCGTAATAAATTTTTAAATACGGTTAATCCATATTTAGAAGGAATACAACAACGACAAGGTTTAACTGTGTTTAAAGTAGTAATGGATGAAACTAATAATACACCTGATGTTATTGATAGAAATATGTTAGTAGGCCAATTATTTTTACAACCTACACGAACAGCTGAATTTATTGTACTAGATTTCAACATCCAAAGTACAGGAGCACAATTCAATGGATAACTAATATATTTAAATATTTTTATAAAACCACTCTTTAGGGTGGTTTTTTTATTTTAAATAATTTTTAGTGTATTCATAATTTCCGCAGTCCCAAATCCTATCATACCCATTTATTCGCATATTTTCCCATTCTGTTAATTTTGGATTAAAATTTTCTAACGTATCTTTTAATTTATATTTTTTTCTAAAATAAGTGAAAAAAATATTTTCTTATATTTATAGGTGTAACAAAAATAGAAATTAACTAAAAAGAAAATAAATTATGGCATCTGTCTTAGAATTTTCGGATATGTTCTATACGGACTTTGAACCGAAAACAAAAAATCATTTTATCATGGAGATAGATGGGATTCCATCATATATGATAAAAACAGTAACAAAACCCCAACTTCAATTTGAAGCTATTACTCTTGATCATATTAATATAAAGCGAAAACTAAAGGGAAAAGGCGAGTGGCAAGATGTAACCATGACACTATATGATCCAATTGTACCTAGTGGAGCACAAGCAGTAATGGATTGGGTAAGATTATCTCATGAATCATTAACAGGTAGAGATGGATATGCAGGAATGTACAAAAAAGATATAGACTGCTATACTTTAGGCCCTCTTGGTGATAAAACAGAACAATGGAAATTAAAAGGTGCATTCATATTATCAGCAGAATTCGGTGATTTAGACTGGTCTGCAAGTGATGTGGTAGAAATATCATTAACGTTAGCCTATGATTACGCAATTTTAGAGTATTAATTAGAATCATTCTAAATTAGGAAATTGCTAATAACTTCTTAATCATATCTTAACGTAAAAAACAATTCAAAAACGGAGAACGAATAGTTTGGAACACAGGGTTAACCAAAGAAACAGATGATCGAGTTGCCAAATATGGTAAATGCGGTAGTATCACTATACAGTCAGATAAAAATGAAATTCAACGAAGAAAACATCGAATGTCTGAACAATGGCAATTTGGAAGTATTGTTGCTGAATACGGATTAAAATCACATAATTGGAAAGGTGGCGTATCTTCAATAAATAATATTATACGTTCAAATAAAAGATTATATACAGATTGGATATATCCAATATTAATAAAAGAAAAATTTACTTGTCAATCTTGTGGATCTAATAAACAATTAGAAGTTCATCATGATAAAGAACAAATGCCACAAATACTTCAAAAATTTGTTGATAAAACTAATGAATATACATTTGATGAAAAACGAGATATTGCAAATAAAGTTATAGATTATCATATAGATAATAGCACATCAGGAAAAACATTATGTAAAAAATGTCATCATAAACTTCACCCATCATATAATACATAGAAATTTTAACAAAACTTTAGCATTTCAAATTTGTAGTATCACGATTTTTTTTTGTATATTTACTATGTAATAAAACTATAAGTAAAACTTAAAACAACTAAATTATGAAAAGTGAAAATATTATAAACCGTATGAAATGAGCTATCTAAGATCCAATTCGATATGATATTTGATGAATATTCAAAATATTTATCCGATACATATACTGATTGTGAGGGATACACTTATAATTCACTTGAACTTAAATAAAGTATTATGAAAAATAAGATAAAATTTTTAAATGCTCCGGAATGGTGGACACACACTAATTTATTAGAGGATTTTGATATTGTAGATTCACCATTACCACAATACAAAAATTTACCAAACGGAGAATATTTAATTCGTGGTAATAAAAAATCGTATTCAAAAGAATATTGGATGTTAGATAACGTTTGGCATTTAGTAGCAGATACAAAAAAAGATAACGGCCGTTATTTCGCAATATCTAGTACATATAGATTATTTCCAATGTTACCAACTTCTGAATATAAAGTATTAACTATGATCAACGCTAAATTATCAAAAGAATGGCAACGAAACGTATATGGTTTTAATATGTGGTTACATAATAGAAATCATAGACGAGAATTTGAAAAAACAATATTACATTTAACATAAAATTTAAACATATGATTTTTACAGACGAAAAATCAACAGATGAATTACTAAAAGTTAGATTCTATTTCTGGTCAGACTCAAATCGCTGATATGGCGATGCAGAAACATATAAGTATATGGCAATTCCAAAAAAATATTTTTGAAGAAATAAATACAAAAGTATTTCTTTTTTTTTATTTATACATATATATATATGTGTAACAATAAATTAAGTAAAATGACAAAAATTAAATTTCCAACTGAAGTTATAGACCTTCCATCTAATGGAAAACTATATCCAGAAACAAACCCGTTATCAAAGGGTACGGTGGAATTAAAATATATGACTGCAAGGGAAGAAGATATTTTAGCATCACAAAATTTGATAAGAAAGGGGGTGGCTCTTGATCGATTGTTTGAATCTGTTGTGGTTCAAGATGATATAAATGTAGATGATATATTTTTAGGTGATAAAAATGCTATTCTTTTAGCTACAAGAGTATTGGGATATGGCCCTAATTATAATATAGAAGTTAATGACCCATTTAGTGGTGAATTACAAAAAGTAAATATAGATTTAGGTTCTATTCAGATTAAAGAAGTTGATTTTTCAAAATTAAATACTGAAAATCGTTATGATTTTACTTTACCAAATTCTAAAATAAAAATTGTATTTAAACTATTAACTCATAAGGATGAAAAAAATATAAATGCAGAAGTTAAAGCATTGCAACGATTAAATAAATCCAAAGATGGTGTTTCTCATGATATTAGTACACGATTACGATACATGATTATTGATGTAAACGGTAATACAGATAAAGGATTTATTAACAATTGGGTACAAAACCAATTATTAGCAAGAGATAGTAAAGCGTTACGTAGCTATGTTAAATCAATTAGTCCAGATGTGGATTTTACGTTCAACTTCGAATCAGAGTTAACTGGCGAAAGTGAGGTAATTGATATCCCGTTTGGGGTTGGGTTTTTTTACCCTACCGACTAATTATAGTATTCAACTTCATACACAACTTTGGGAACAAGCTAATTATGGCAATGGATTTTCTTGGAAATCTTTATATACAATGCCTATCCATTGGAGAAAATTTTATTATAATAAATTACTTGAATCTAAAAAGAAAGAATCGAAGACTATAGCTGCAATGAAATCTAACAGGAAGACACCAGGCCACATAACACGAGTGAGGAAATAATATTTCTTCACTCTTTTTTTTTGTTATATATTTATAGACTATAACACCTACTATATTATGAAAAAAAGAATAACTGAACTATCTGTAACTAATTTTATAAATAAATTTCTTGATAACCTACAATTAGGTACTCAAAAACGATTTATTTCACAAGCTAAGAAACGAGGTGTATCTTCAAATGTAACTGATAAATTAACTACTTTAGAAAAAAATTATATTGATTTACGAAAAACATTAGATGACTTATAATAAATGGCCACTCAAAACGAAATATTAAAAGAACGCCTTAAACTTGTAGAACGAATAAAGGAAATTCAAAAACTGCATGGAAAAGAAGCAGCTAAACTTGATAAAACTTATATCAAAACAAAAGCGCGCTTGCAAGCTATTTTAAAACTTGAACGTGAATCTGCAACTTCTGCCCGTAGCCAAGTTAATTCAATGTATGACTTAAAAGATACATTGGGCTCATTAAGCACGGTATACAATAAAATAAAAAAAAGTATATCAGCTCAAGCGTTAAAACATATGGACATTTTGGGTTCAATCAAAATACAACGAAATTCTGCAAAGGGATTAACTGACCTTCAAGAATTTCAAGCGCAAATTACTGAATCTGTATTAAAACATTATAAAGATCAATCATCATTAGCACTTAAATTATCACAATTATCTGAGGAAGATGAATTAAGTAAAGCTCATATATTAGATGATATGAAAAGCATTCAAAGTGAGTTAGAAGGCGAAGTTGAATTACTTGATAAAAGAAGCAGTATTGCTAAAGATTTTCTAGAAAAACAATCAGATATTGAAGCGGGTATAAAAGCGCAAACAAACGAGGCTAAATCATTATCATCTATTGATTCAAAAAATAAAGATATTCTTGAAAGTCAAGCAAAGGTAATAAAAAATATAAAAACTAAAATTACTGCGTTAGGTGCAACTTTATCTACATTTTTAAAACGTCCGCAAACTGCTTTTGGCGCTTTAATTACTGCATCTGGATTTGTAACTGATAATATAGTAGATACTAATAAAAAACTAGGATTTACAATACGAGATGTAAATTTAGCATCAACCGAAGCTGGATTATTAAGTTTTGCATTTGATGATACAGCTGGGACAGTGAAATCATTATCTAGCGAACTTGGTTCATTAAGTGCTGCAACATTAACTGTTCAAACAAATGTTGGATTAATAGCATCCACAATGGGTAGTTCAAATACTGAAGCTGTATCATTAATAGGTAGTTTTTCAAGAGTAAATGGAGATAGTACATCAGTAGCAACAAATATGATTGCTACTACAAAAGAATTTGCAAAACAAAACCACGTTATACCTTCAGCAGTATTATCAGATTTAGCTGATAGTGCCGAAGCATTTGCATTATATGCAAAAAACGGTGGTGATAATATAATTAAAGCAGGTGTTTATGCTCAAAAATTAGGTACTAATATGAGTACACTTACTGGAGTAGCTGATAGTTTATTAGATTTTCAAAGTAGTATAGCATCAGAATTACAATTAAGTGCATTATTAGGAAGAAACATAAATCTTAATAAGGCTAGACAATTAGCTTATGATGGTGACCTCAAAGAGGCAACAACAGAAGCATTGAAACAACTTGGAGGAATAGATTCATTTAATAGAATGGATGTATTCCAAAGAAAAGCTGCTGCAGAAGCAATAGGATTATCAGTAACTCAATTACAAAAAATGTTAGATCATCAAAAACATATTGGTGAATCTGGTCAAGTAATTAAAAAAACATTTTCAGAATGGGGAACTTCAATTGATGCTGGATTAAATAAAGTTTTAGGAACTTCATTAAAAGGATTAGGAGCTATTGTAGCATCAACAGGCCAATTTAATTTAGGATTACAATCTGTTGGATTATCTGTGGGTGGAATTTTAAAAGGTACATTACAGATAGGCAAAAACATGCTAGGAATGATACCAAAAATTGGCAATGTAGGAAAACGTTTTGGCTCTATCGGAAATACAAAACTAGGAAAAGCATTAGGTGGATTTAAAAATAAACTTTTTAAAGGAGTTGACTCAAATAAACAATCCTCACCAAAAATTGGCAAAGGTACAACAAGTTTAACTGACAGTATTCAAAAACTGAAACCACCTAAACTTTTAGCAGGAGCCGCAGCTATGGTTGTAGCAGCAGGAGCAGTTTTTGTATTTGGAAAAGCTGTTCAAGAATTTATGAAAGTAAGTTGGAACGCAGTTGGCAAAGCAGTAGTTTCAATGGCTGTACTAATCGGTGGAGTAATATTACTTGGAACAGTAATGTCAGAAGGAATGGTAGGTCCATTATTAGTAGGAGTCGCAGCTATGGTTGTAGTAGCTGGTTCTATGTTGATATTAGGAAACGCATTACAATCAATTGGTAATGGATTTGAAATATTAGAAAAATCAATAGGGCCATTATTAAGTACAGTATCAGATTCTGCAACTGTTGCTAGTTCTATAATTACATTAGGAATTGGATTAGGTTCATTAGCACTTGGATTAACAACACTTGGTTTGGCTACTCCATTTGCTTTATTGGCTATGATACCATTAAATCAGTTATCGACTATGGGCCCAGGTTTAACTCAAACATCAGCTGCCTTATTAAGCATGGGAAAATCACTTGATATGATTGCAACTCAACTTGATAGAATTAATCCTGCAAAATTAGATGCATTAAGTAATTTTTCTATTACGGCTTCTATCGGAAACACAGTTAGTGGACTTGCAGAAGGAATTGGCGGATTAATTAATAGTGTTGGAGATTTACTTGGTGGTAAAAAAACAGAATCAGTATCGGATTACGAAACACAAATGTTGAGCAAAATGGATACATTAATAGCTGAAGTAAAATCAAAAAGAGATGTGTATTTAGATAAGGATAAAGTAACTAGCAGTGTAATGAAACATAGCGAAAAACAAACAGGAAACTCATTTGGATTGAGTGTAGCATAATATGGCAAGTTTAAGAGATTTATTTAAAGGTTCAGTATATGACAATATAACTTCTAACTCAGAAACATTAGTAAAAGAAGAACTTAATGGAATCCGTACCCGCAGTTTAGCGGATGCAAATAATCCATTACTATATGGAAGTGATACAACTCGTATAGCATTAAGAACCACCCCAACATTAGATGTAATGAAAACTGCTGCTACTGGTAAAGTTGGTAATAGCGGAATTCTTGGAAAAGCCATAACTACGGTTCGTAACAAAGTAAATGAAACACTAGGTATTCCGCACCCTTTAATACAAACTGGTGGCGGAAATTTAAAAACAATAGGACATCAATTATTAGGAAATACTATTAAATTAGGAAAAGATAAACTAAGAAACGCTTTATTTGGTAATACAGTATCATCCGGAATTACAACTCCAAAACCTTTAAATTTTTTTGAATATAGTAATACAAATACATATACTGATGTAAAGAAGAAATTAAATTATAAAGAACAAGTTGGTAATAAAACTAAGTTTCGCAAAGAGATCCTTGAAACGTTTCAACATATAAAACCTATTGATTTAGCAAAATATTCACCAATATATGGCGTAGACCGACATAGTGAGTTATGGACAACCGAATTAGGTCACCAAATTAGAAAAGAAAAATTTGGAGATAATACATCACTTGGTAGTGAATTAACATCATACAGTATAGATACCCCTTATACTGGCAATACTGGCGATAAGTTAGATAATAAAATTACAAAAGATTCATTAGAAATAAAATATGGAATTGCTGCTCCACAATTAGCTGGTTCAACTCAACCTAAAGGTACACACGATATTATAAATTTGCAAGATGTTAATACGACTAATACTGTAAATTATAGTACAGAAAAATATGAAAAATATGATTTAGTTCCGTTTTGGATTGGTAGACAAGATGATACAAAAACACCAAAAACTCATTTTAGAACATTATTAAATGGCATTACTGAAACTGTTTCGCCAAATTGGTCATCTAATTCTTTTTTTGGTAATCCATATGAATTTTATACATACAGCGGTGTTGGCAGAGAATTAACATTTTCGTTACAAATTTATTGTATGAATAGTCAAGAATTAATTAATAACTGGCAAAAAATTACAAAATTAACTGAATACACGTACCCTAAATTTAAAACAATTAAAGATAGAGGTACATTAATTAATCCACCAATTATTAATTTTAGACTTGGTGATATGTATAATAACAAAGTAGGGTATATAAGTTCACTAAGTTATACATTACCTGATAATACAACATGGGAGATTGATCCTAGTGTTGGATTATTACCAAAATACATAGATGTATCAGTCTCAATTAAATTTATTGAAAATATTGGGGTAGAATCAAAAGGATTATATGCTAATCCTACTAGTTTAACTAAAACTAATATGACGTTTAATGAAAGTCCACGAACTGGCCCTGCTGCTCTAACTTCTAATATAACTAAATTGGCGAAACTAAATACATTTTCAGTACCTAAAACTTTATTATAAAATATGGCAAGTAGAAACGAAAATACAAAAATTAACAAATTATCAGATGGTCGTGAGACGTATAGAACAAAAATATATCCAAATATACCATTAGATGATACGGATATATATGCAGTTGTACAACAAGGCGATAGATTAGATACATTGGCTAAACAGTTTTATGATGATCAATCGTTATGGTGGATAATCGCAAGCGCAAATAATATTCATGATGGCGTTTTTGCAGTAGATGACGGTACAATACTACGAATACCAAAAGATTATATAACTATTATTAATAATTTTAATAAATAAATATGGGAGTATTTCCTGCATTAGGAGCATTACAAAAATATACAGTAGATTTGATGAAATCTCGCGCTAATAACAATATTGATACAAGTAAGTTATTGGCATGGATACGTATATCATCAGCTGGAACTGTAGGTAAACATCCTGCAATTCAAAAAACTAATGTAACCGGAACTTTACTAAATGGTGAAAATACTGTAGCAGAAGGTAAAGGATTAATATTAGAAAGTTTGCCAGAAAATAATTCATTCACAACTGCATACGGTGGAAACAGTCGTTCAGGAAGGGTTGGAACTGATTTTAAGGGAAATTCTGTGTATACCGATTCACCGGACAGAGCTCATAGACCATCACCTACCATAGATTCGCTAACCATTGAAAACGGAGGCAGAGGTTTAACTCGTAAAGCAAGTTTTGATATTAAGTGTTATACATTATCACAAGCAGAAATTGTAACTAAGCATTTTTACGAACCTGGATTTGCTGTATTAGTAGAGTTTGGCTGGAATACACGCGATTCAATAAACAGTAAGGCAGATTTAAAACAAAAGGGGCCTTGCGCTATAGCAGCATATAATAATTATAATACAATTTTAAGTAAAAGAAAAAAATCAAATGGAACATACGATGGATTTATGGGACGTATTACAGGCGGTGGTTATAAAAACGCAGAGAATGATACTTATATCGTAAGTGTAGAATTAGTATCTATTGGTCAAGTACCCGCATATTTACAAGTTCAAAAAAACGGAGTATTATTAAATGATAAATTTTCTGCTATATCAACCGATACTGGAATAAAATTTAAACCAGAAGCAATTGACACAGCTGCTAAAAATAAAAACACATATGGTCGTGGATTATTTATGCAAATGTACAATAAACTACCATTAGCAAAACAGACTGAATTAGTTAAAAACTTAGTAAAAGATAATCAAGTCGATAAACGTGGCAGACCATGGAATGATCCAGGAAACTATATTAATATAGATGATGAAATACGTAAAGATATTGGAAGTCTTGCTGGGTCTACTATAAAATTGAAAACTGACACTGCTAGTAATATTACAATAACTAGTGATATTCCGGATGGAATTGAATTAATATCTGAAAAGCACTCATTTATACGAATTGAACTTGCATTTGCCATATTAAATACATATAATGCTAATTTAGAACCACTTCCTGCTAAAAATTGTTCCGAAGTAACTACATACAGTTATAAAATTAATACACGCGATACTGTAATTCGCGCGCATTCTCACATATTTTCAACAGATTTAAGTAAATTGTATATACCAAATAGTAAATTACCAGAATTTGGATTAGTTAATGCAATTACATCTCATAAATTAATAGACAAATGGCCTATTGATGTAGACAGAATAGAAAACAATGTATCAGGATCAGTTGTAAATGGCAATATGTTTGAGGATGACTCAAACAATGATTATGCGTTTCCTCAAACACATGATTCACTACCTAAATTTTTAAAAGAAACCCAAACATCAGTTACATATAAAGCTGAAAATTATGGATATTTAGATGATTTATATATTAATTTTGATTTTTTTATAAACGTAATATCCAGAAGCAATTATGTTGCCAAAGATATTTATTATGAATTATTAAATGGTATATCGTCTGCAGCTAATTCTTATTGGGAATTTGAAATATATGAAAATGCAAATAATCCAATAAAATTTGGTAAAAAATCAAAATCAAAATCAACTTTACCTAACTACCAATTAGAAATAAAAGATACTACATTTTTAGGAAATATAGATAAGACAAAACTTAAAATTCCAGAGTTTCAAAGCAAGGGAATTGGATGTCCATTTTTATCATCTGACCTAAATATGGATATTCCTGCTATTATGCAAAATACAATATTAGGACAACGAAGTTCACTTAAAGTAGAAACTCAAGCTGAAGGTCAACCTCTACCTAGAAGTTTCTTTTTTAGTAAAACCCAAGATAGAGTAGTAGCAATATTAAATAGTTTTAAATCAGTAAATAACGCAACTGTTGAACCATCACCAACTAGCAGTAAAAAATTATCACAAGACCAGATTAAAAAACAAAATTTAGAATTATATATGAAAAAAGCAATTATAATTCCAAAACATCAATTTAGAAGTCGAGCTGATATCAGAAATGGGTGGTTTGATTGGCTTTCTAGTAGTAATAAAACCACAGTAGAAAACTTTTTCTTAGTAGGTGGTTGGAGTGATAGTTCATTATTAACAACTATAAGATTGCGAGATGAAGGCAAACTTAGTATTGCTAATGGTTCACACTCAATAAGTAATCCTGCTATATTGAGCATTGAATTTAATTTTGAAATTCATGGAATTTCTGGTCTCAAAATAGGTGATTTATTTCGTATAATAGATTTACCAAGTGTGTTTAAATCAGGAACGTTTCAGATAATGGAAGTTTCACATGACATAAGTGATAATTTATGGAAAACTACCGTAAAAGCAACAATGAGAAATATTAAAATATAGTTATGAATATAAACGATAAATATACTAATTTAACAAATGGAAAATTTAAACGCTTAAATGTAAAAGTTAAAGCATCTGTTATAATTCCTACCAAAAATGATTATTTCAAAGGATATATTAATAGATATTTTACTCAACGTGTGAATGATTCATCAGCACCTATATTTGAAATATCCGCATCAGATTATGGAAGATTATCATCTTCTGTATTATTCAATACCACAACTTTACGATGGCGAATTAGTGGCTCAAAAGAAATTATCAGAAATCCTCAAAAGAAAATAATTGATAAAGGAGTCAAACTTTCTAATAAAACATCAATCCAATTAGCATCTGTCAATATCAGAAATCTAAATATGTACTTGCCAAACTTAATACAATATTGGAAGAAAAATTAGGAAATATAAATATTTTTTTGTATATTACATAAAGAAAATTAATAGTAAAAAAACTTGTATATCTCTATTTTTTTTTGTATCTTTGCTATAATAACAAGATAATAAAAATTAAAAAGTATGGGTACTAAAGAATTTAAAGTAGAACAAATGAAATTTAATAAAGGAATGGTGCGAATAGTTAACGTTCCTTATAGTATATTAACGGGCGATATTAATTACGATTTGAATAAAGTTTTTGAGTATGGTCAAAACGAGGTACACGCAAAAAGTTCACCATCAGTTTCAGTTGGTGATATTATTGAATGGGAAAATAATGATAAATATATCGTAAAACCAGTAGGGTTTGAAAAAATCTCAAAAGAGTTTTATGATATGTTGCATAAAACTCTTAGTATTTCAATAAAAAGTGGTAATACTGGAGAAACCAACTACAGTACTTTACTATATAATAAATTCATTTATATATTGGGTAATGTGGAAAATAACTGGATTTGAATTTACAGTTATAGTTGGTATCGGCCAACTTATGGGTGAAATTGTGTATCTTTCAAAAAATAACAATAGAAAAAATTAGGATTTCTCATTTTTTTTTCGTATATTTACATAAAATAAAATATAATGTTAGATTGGACAGAGAAAGGACTCCAAATATTTGGAGTTTTCTAGTAGATAACCCCCTACTAAAATATAAATCAGAAAAAAAATAAATAACAGTTATTTTGAAACTGAAGACAATGTAGGTTGGAACATCAATCCAGATTCAATGGATTCTAGCAAAAAATTCAAACGTAAATCAATATTTAATTTTTGGAAAAAATTAAAGTCAGTCGATCCACCAAAACTACCGCCAAAAGATTTTTTTAGTAAAATAAAAAACTCTATTGTTTCAGATACTTTAGATGAAAATTTATATAGTAAAGGTGTAATTAATGAAATTCATAAATTATATTATATTGGCGATTGGGAAGATGACTATTGCGATTTAACTCTTAATCATTTTATTAAAAAATTTGGAAAACGAGGAATAAATAAAAATAATATAACTGTAAACATTAAATTATGACAAAAATCAGAAAATACACAGTAACCAGTAAAGCTTTAGAAGGTAGAGGTCACTTTATTGAATCTTTTCCTAATCTTAAAAAAGCAAGAATTAGAGGATTTGAGCATTATAGAGCCGGAAGATTTATTAGTTTAATTAATATTAATGGAATTTCATTACCACTAATGTAAATAAAAAAAAAAATGACTGTTAAAGAATTGAAAAATTATATTGAAAATCTTCCTGACGATATGGAGGTAATATTGCAACATGACTCAGAAGGAAATGGGTATTCACCGTTATCTCAAGCAAACTTTGAAGCTAGATATATGCCTGAAACAACTTGGAATGGAGACGTATATTTTGATGAATGGACTGCAGAAGATAATTGTATGACTGATTATGAATACGAAGAATTAAAAAAGAACCCTCGCGCATTAATTTTATCTCCTATTAATTGATATTTCACAAAGATTAATTAGATAGAATTAATGATACTAGAAACTAAAAAAGATATAGATAATTTTTTAAATTATTGGAATACTGAACCGTGTTTGATATTTCCCGTTTGGGCAGATACGGAAACACATCCAATGAATAATGATATATCATTTTTATATGTGAGGTTTCGCGATGATGAAACTGATCAAGGATTATATAAAATGGATTATATTTTACCTTTTAATCATAATGATTGCGAACGACTTAATATTGATTTAACTCGGTCAACTCAAAAGAAAAAAACATTTTATAAAAAAGGATTATTGCAGACAAATTTAGGCATTCAAAATTTATATGATATGCAAGCAGATAACTTTTTTAATAATAATGAGTTATATCAGATTGATGAAAAAATAGGAGATTTAACGGGGTTTTATACTCGATTAGGGTTACACGATGATTTAGGTAAAAGCATTCCTATAATGAAGTGGATTGAGGTATTACGAGGTATTACTACCCCCTTAATAAATATTATATTATACTCATTTACAGATAATTGGGTAGACCAAGTAATGATACCGATTTTATCAAAATTAGAACAACATGGTATTCATATAGATAAGAAAAAATTTATAAATAGATTTCCGAATGCAATAAAACATATTAAAGAAAACAAAGTTTATACAGAATATAATCCATATACAATAACATCACGACCATCTAATCATCATGCTGGTATTAATTATGGAGCTCTTAATAAAAATGATGGCACACGTGAAATTTTTATACCGGGATTTGATAAAATATTTTTATCATTTGATTACGATGCATATCATGTACGACTTATTGCAAAGATGATAAATTTTAAATTACCAAAAACATCGACGCACCTATGGTTGGCTAATATGTATGGTTGTAATTATACAGAATCAAAATCTAGAACGTTTAGAATACTTTATGGAGGGGTTAATACGGAAGATAAAAAAATTCCGTTTTTTAATAAGGTAGACTTATATATTCAAAAAATATATAACAAAGCTAAAAAATATGGATATGTTAAAACACCATCTGGCAGAAAAATATTTTTGAATTGGATAGATAATGCTACACCGCAAAAAGTTTTCAATTATTTATTACAAGCAACTGAAACAGAAACAAATATGAAAATAATTTCAAAATTATATGAAAATGGAATAAACTCGTTGTGTCTATATTCATATGACGCATTTCTTTTTGAATATGACAAAAATAATGGAGTAAATGAAGCAAAAAATATAAAAAACATATTAGAAAGTTTTGGATATCCAGTAAAAGCATCGTGGGGAACTGATTATTCGCAGGTTTAATCATATAAATATGCATATTAGCTATAGTTTTATATACTTATAACTAAGGAATGATATATTAACACGTATTTTTTACAAAAAGATGCACAACGCCCTTACAGTATGTATGAATACAATGCTAAAGTAGTGAGTGTACCTAATGGTGATACTATCAGAGTGATTATTCAGTTGGGTTTCAAAATTTGCTACACATTAACTATTAGACTATACGGTATTACAGCCCCGCAAGTACACGGTATAGACCAAGAAATTGGAAGAATTTCACGCGATAAATTAAGAGCTTTAATCTTAAATAAAAATGTTATAATAAAAACATACAAAGCTACTCCAGATAAAAATGCTAATGAAAAGCAAGGAATTTATAAGTAGTATAATATCCGAAGTTGGATATCGCTGCAAAGATGGTATTGTTGATTTTACAAAAAAATCTCAACAATCTTTATTATCAGAAATTTTATATGAAAGAGGATTTCCTGAATTAGTACAGCCAACTTTAGATTTTTTAATAGAAGATAAAGATGATAATAACTACATACACGTTGGAGGCAGTGCATACGTGCGAAAAGCTGATTTTGATAAATCAGCAAATACAGGAAAAGAAGGAGCTAAACATTATAAAAAAGACGATAATGATAATTATACCCCAATGTCAACAAGTGAATATGAACAAGAAAAAGCATCACAAGGGGAAGCCGGCGGTGCTACTAATAATACAACTGCTCAGAGTAATCCAATTGTTAGTAATGTAAATTCAGAATCAGACCAAACAAAATCAGATGCTGAGGAAAATGTTAAAAAAACGTTTAGTGACCCTATGTATCAAAAGAAAATAAAAGATGAAGCAGATACATTAAAAAGAGTAGAAGGTGGCAGTTCAGAAAAAGTTGATATAACTAAATTCAAATCTGAACGTGAAGATATTCTTAGTGGCAAAAAAACTCAACCTGGTACTGGCGGTTCTACAATTGGTGAATTATATGGTATTATATCGGTTGAATCTATATATAAACATAATACATCCGAAGATGATTTTTTGCAAAATAATTTTGATGATATAAAATATTCTGCTATTAGTAAAGGATTAACAGATAATGATATTATAAAGTGGATGAAAATAGCTTATAAAACTGGCCAAAGTGAATTAAACGAATTAGAATCTAATAGCATATATAATTTTAAATCGCCTCAATCTAGTCCATATCCAATTGGAATAATGGATCCGGTAAATAATAGGAATAATACTAAACAAACCTTAATTAATTTTTTTAAAAATAAAGTAGCTACTGCTGTACAAAACGGTGATAGTTCAAAAGAAAAATTTTATACAAGACAATTAAAGTTTATTAAATTAAGAGAAGATACCGATACTGGTATTTTGTATGAAACTAATGATAACACTATCGGATTTAAGCACACTTCAAATAAAAAATCATTTAGTGCGCCTGTATTTAATTCTACTATTAATAAACGTGGAGCTGTAATGCAATTAGCTGCTAAATCTGTAGCAAGGGATTATAATATGACAGAAGGAGATGCAAAACAAATAGTAGATAATTTATCTAAAATTACCAAAGGTGCAGCAAAAATTGTAGAAACTGCAGGTAGTATCTCTGGACAAGCGGTTCGCGATAACATTGATAATCCAATAGAATATTCAGAAAAACATAATTTAGGTGAATTATTTAAAAACTTTGATGGAGGCCAAAAACGCAGAAAAAATTATATGGTTGATTTAAAAAAATCAATAAAGTTAGATTCTGCGATAGGCGTAAAAATTAATAGATATTTTAGAGAAAACAATATACAACCACCATATACAGATAATGTTATAGCAGGTGTTGTGTTTGGATTAGCAAAAGATGGTGATAACACCAATTCAGTAAAAAAATATATAATAAAAGTATCTGATGATGTAAAATTAGTTAGAGCGGTATATAATAGAATGCGACGTGATAATATTGAGTTGGAAAATTTAAAACTTAAAGAATTAACACTTAAAACTGTGAATGGATATAAAAATATAGGAGCACAACCGTTTTCTATCGAATCATTAAATACAATGTTATCACCTGATATGAATTGGATTGAAAAAGTTGGAGCTACAACACGCGATTCGATGTCTGTAGCTCATACTCAATTAATAACTGATTTGACTAGACATGATAACACATGGGAGAACGCTTATATTTATCCTAGTACAAAAATGAATCAAAATACTCTAAATACAGATACATATAATGAATCAATAGATACATTTTTATCGTCTGATATGAAATTAAATGAAAAAACTAATTCAATACCAATGACTCATACTAAATTTGGAACTCACCCAAACCAAAATGGGCCATATATGCAAACGTATATTGAATCATACATGAAGCAAATGCACTGGGACAGATACATATATAAAAACGAAGATGATATTGGTGATATGAATATTGCTGGTTATACCGTAAATTCTAAAACAATGCGAGATTCTTTAGCAGCTTTGAGTCATTTTAATGGTACTGTAGTTACTGATGATGATAAAAAATTATTATTTAACCATTTAAGAAAAACTTTAAAAGTTAGTGCAGATACTGCTACATTATTATTTGATACAACTAACGCTGAAATTGGCAGGGAAAAATACAGAACAAAGGGTGTCGGTCAAAATGCTGTAATTGGTGCGTTTGGTAACGATTTACAGAAAATGTTGAAATCTAAAGTATTATAAATATTAAAAAAAGTTTATCTTTCTAGTTTACTGTTTATATTTATACAAGAACTAATAAAAATAACTTGACGATGCATACACAACTTTTATGTACTTTTACTGATAAATCCAATTTAACAACTGTACTAGATCAAGTGCAAAACACATATAATGTAGTTTATAATTATATTTATATATTACAAAATAAAACTAATTTAGATGAACTTTTTGTCACGTATAATATAGATACTGATTATAAACCGCATTTACCATTACATAACACAATTTTAGTACACAGAAAAAAAGAATATAATACATTATATACTATTAACGCATTAAACGAGTTAGTAAAAGAAGAAAATTATGGGGTTCTCGATAAAAACTTTATTATTGATTGGGAACAATTAAGAAATTCTATCGTTATTACTAATAATGAAGGAACTAACAAGATTCCAACTAGAATTTATGATATTCTTGAATTTTCAAAAAATTAAATATGAAACCAATTAAATTAACATCACTAATTACTGAAAAATCTACAATTTTAGATAAATTGTATAATTTTTTTAAACCATTAAGGCTAGGTACACTAATTGTAAGGAGGGGGGGAGTCAGGTTCCGGTTCACAATTATATATGTTTGCTGGTATTAAAAAAATAATTGAATGAGTATACTGCTTTGTCAGATTAGTAACAACTTGATTAATAGTGATAACGATAATAATGATATTTCTTCGTTATACTACAATACAATATATAAGTTACATTTAGAGGATGGATATCAAAGACCAGATGATTTTTGGGAAATTCCTGTTTGGATTGCTCAAACTGCATATACTATTCCTAATTGTGAATTACATATAGTCCGAAATATAGAGGATTCAATAAAATTTATAAATAATTCATCATACGATTCAGTAATATTTTCAGTATTAAATACAAATAAAAATATTATAGATACATTATGTTCTGGTATCGATAAAACGGTTTATTATGGTGGATACACTAAATTAGAAAATACAGATGCAATCTATATAGAAAATATAAATAAGTTATGTAATTTAATTGGAGTACCTTATAAATTTGGAACGGATTATTCCATGTTTGATAAAAATACTACAATCCCACGTTTACAAATGTCAACTGGATGTCATTATCATTGTAAATTTTGCATGATCGATAATACGGTTGTCGAAGTGAATAAAGATATAATTTTACAACAAGTAGAGAGTTTTAAGAAATTAGATTTTAAACTAATTTATATAGATGATAAAACATTTGGCCAATCTTCTAATTATCGTTTATTAAAGGATATTTATAAAATAATAAAAAAGTACAATCCAATATTTAATGGATTTATCGTTCAGACAACCGGCTCTCAAATTCATAAAATAAATTTTGAAGATTTACATATATTTGCGTGTGAAATTGGTGTTGAAAGTTATAATGATTCCATATTAAAAGCATTTAAAAAACCAGTAACTACTAAACTTTTAAAAGAATCCGTACAAATATTGAAAAAATACAATATAAATGTAATATTAAATCTCATTATTGGATTATTGGGTGAATCAAAACAAACATATACTAATACGCTTAATTTTGTTAATAATACCTGTCCATATTCATTAAATGTATATAATTTAGCTATTTATGATAATGCGGAAATTAGTGAAGAAATAGTTAATACAACAGATGAAGATAGTAATGAATTGATAATTAATAGGTCATATAATAGTGACGCCATTAATAAATTAAACCACTGGTTTAATGATGAAATATTTAAGACTGGATTAGCCCTCTTATCAAACATAAAAAAATTATAAAAAAACTACTATAAAAATTAGGATATTTAAAATAAATGTCGTATCTTTACATTACTTCAACATAAAAAAAAGATTCATATATGTCAAAATCTAATGGATATATCCAAACATACAGTACTGAACAACCTGCAACTGCCATACTAACACATAATAGTTTATATGATAATTTTAGCTTAAGTCAAAAATGTATAAAACCAATTTTTATGATTGGAACTCCGGCATCAACCCCACCCACTTTTATGACGGATATGAATAATGTATTAGATGAGAAATTATCAGATTATAATGTAATTGTCTTGCGTAATAGAACCGAAACATATACTGCAAAATTATTTTCAGAAAAGGGTACAGATACTATGGATATCAAAGATATTAAACGATATATTGACCAAAAATTAAGATAAATACAATATTATAATTAGAATATAACATAACAAAAAAACTTCAAAAAAACGGCGTATTTTTATAAAAAATACATACTTATATATACACCGCGTGTAGGTAAAAGACACGTAAATAAAACCATAAAACATTAATAAATAATAATTAAATTTAAAACAAGATGGCATTAGACATTAACGCAATCAGAGGTAGACTGAACAAACTGCAAAACACTCAAAGAAAATCAGATTTATTGTGGAAACCAACTCCAGGTAAACAACAAGTTAGAATAGTTCCTTACAAATTTGTTCCAGACAACTGCTTTATCGAACTTTATTTTCATTATAACGTAAACAACAAAACTTATTTATCTCCCATTTCATTTGGTCGACCTGACCCTATTGTTGAGTTTGCAGACAAACTTAAACGAATGGGAGATAAAGAGGACTGGAAAGCTGCAAAAGCAATGGAGCCAAAACTTCGTACATTTGTTCCAGTTTTAGTTAGAGATCAAGAAGCAAAAGGCGTACAATTTTGGGGGTTCGGTAAAACTGTATATCAAGAATTATTAAGCACTATTGCTGACCCAGATTACGGTGATATTACAGATCCTCAATCTGGTAGAGATATTACTATTGAGTATAAATCTGCAGAAGATGCAGGTACTTCATATCCTGTAACTACAATCAGAGTTAAACCAAATCAAACACCATTAGCTAATACTAAAGATGATACTACTAGATTTTTAGATACACAAACTGAAATTACAGAATTATATTCTGAACTTTCATATGATGAATTAAAATCTGTACTTGAAGGTTGGCTAAATCCTGATAAACCTAAAACTGAACCCGTTGCTTCTGCATCAACTTCAAAACCTAATCCGCCTGCAATTAAAACTGCTGCGCCTGAAACTAAACAACCTACAACAGTAACATCAAACGCAACTGATGTTGGAGCAGCATTTGACGAACTATTTAACAAATAAAAAATAATTTTTCAAATGGCAAAAGATGGAAAAGACGAAAACTTAGCGGATATTCTTGCGGCCGAGCTAAACAAAAAAACCAAAGGCCAAAAAGTTGCATTCTTTTTAGATTCTGATGAAGCCCCTACAAATGTAATGGGCTGGGTATCTTCTGGGTGTGCAACTTTGGATATAGCGATTTCGAACCGTGCTTATGGTGGATTTCCAGTTGGAAGAATCGTAGAAATAACCGGATTAGAACAATGTGTAACGGAAGATACACTTATTGATGTAATTATTGAATGATTTTTTCTATTTCCGTAATACTAATATTAGTATTATGAAAAAAAGAAAAGTTAGTAGAATATTACTCAAAAGAATATAAAAAATGAAACTCGCGAGTTTCATTTAAATAAAATAATACAGAAAAAATTAAGAAAAAACAGTTATAAATAATGACTAAATGAGTACAGCAACACAAATTCCAATATCACAAGTACAGACATTATTAAATGATGGAAGAACTATATCAGTAAAAACTAAAAATAATAAATTTGTACCTATTGTTGATTATTTTGATAAAGGGGTATTACCTACTTTTTTAGTTACATTAAATGATGGTAAAAAAATAAAAACTTCTGCTAAACACAAATTTTTTACTTCGCGAGGTTGGATATCTACTGATAAATTAAAACCAAAAATAACAAAAATTTATACAAATGATGATGTATATCAAGTAGTTAAATCAGTAGAGTACATTGGATTACATCGTATCGTAGATATTAAAGTAGACAGTAAAGATCATTCATACTTTGGAAATGGAATTTTAAATCATAATTCAGGAAAATCATTAGTATCAGCGCATTCCCTTGCAGAAACACAAAAGCAAGGGGGCGTGGCTGTTCTAATTGATACCGAAACTGCAGTTAGTAGAGAATTTTTAGAAGCAATCGGTGTAGATGTTTCTAAACTACTTTATATATCAGCAGATACAGTAGAGGATATATTTGAATATATTGAAGCTATAATTCAAAAAGTGAGGGAAACCGATAGAGAACGATTAGTAACTATTGTAGTCGATTCAGTTGCAGGTGCTAGTACGAAAGTTGAATTAGCGGGAGATTACGATCAAGCGGGATACGCTACTCAAAAAGCTATTATTATTTCTAAAGCAATGAGGAAAATTACTAACTTAATAGGTAGACAAAACATATCATTAATTTTTACAAATCAACTTAGAGTTAAAATGGGTGCAATGTTTGGAGACCCGTGGACTACTAGTGGTGGTAAAGCTTTAGCTTTTCATGCATCAGTACGATTACGATTAAAAAACATGGGACAAATTAAAAATAAGGATAAAAAAATTATTGGAATGAAAGTTCGATGCCAAGTTATTAAAAATAGAATGGGCCCGCCATTACGTGCAGCTGATTTTGAAATTTATTTCAACAGAGGAATTGATGATGTTGGTTCATGGTTATCGGTAATGAAAGAAACTAAACTTATAACTCAAGCAGGTGCATGGTATACTTATACAGATGTTGCAACTGGCGAAATTCATAAATTTCTTTCAAAAGATTTTCCAACTTTATTAGAAGCGGATAATGATTTAAAGAAACAAATATATGAACGAATATGTCATGAAGAAATTCTATCATATAAAGTGAATACTTTAGATACCAGTGAAAATACTTTAGATACTAAAGCACCTGGTATAGATGATTAAATCAATCAATTAAGTAAGCATCGGTAAGGTATATTCCATACCGATGATACTTTATTTAAAAACAGTTACAAATGAAAGAATTATATAAGAACATTTTATATTCAGTTGAAAAAGATCATACTAAAAATATTAATATGCATCAAAATTCTCGTGTATTAATAATTGATGGTACAAATACTTTCATAAGATGTTGGTCTGCAATTCCAACAATGAATGATAATGGTGACCATGTAGCTGGAATTACAGGTGTATTAAAATCAATTGGATATGCAATTAAACAAGTAAGACCAACACGTGTAGTTGTAGTTTTTGATGGGAAGGATGGTTCAACTTCAAGAAAAAAGAAGTTTGGTGGTTATAAAGCAAATCGAGGAAAAAATAAATTACGAGTAAATCGTCAATACCCCGAAATGATGACTAAAGAAGATGAACGAACTTCGATGAAACGACAATATAGATGGCTAGATGATGTACTAAGTGTATTACCAGTTACTACTATGATTTATGATATGGTTGAGGCTGATGATGTTATGGGGTACGTAGCTACTCAACTTTTAAAACCGGATGAAGAAGCCGTAATCATGTCAACAGATAAAGATTTTTTACAACTTGTTAATGACAAAGTTATTGTTTGGTCACCTACAAAAAAGAAAATTTATAATAGACAAATAATTAAAGAAGATTTCGGAATAGAATCATATAACGTATTGTTATACAGAGTTTTAGATGGCGATGTATCAGATAATATTCCTGGGATTAAAGGTTGCGGTATAACAACCCTTTTAAAACGATTTCCAGAACTAAGCGAGAAACGAAAACTAACAGTTAATGATTTACTTGACTTAGCAAAAAAGAAACGGGATATACGTTTAAATGAAAAGCAAAAACCGATTAAATTATATGATGATATTATAAATGCAGAATCACAAATTTTATTAAATAGAGAGTTAATGCAATTAGAAAATCCAACCATGAATGCTAGTATTAAAATGAATATATTAACACGATACGATGAAAAAATAATTCCTTTGAACAAACCTAAGTTTTTTCAAACTTGTTTAAAATATGGTATTATAAATGGATTTGGCAGTAACATAAACAATTGGATAAACACTACATATGGTAGCCTCATAACACATACTTAATAAATATGCAAGACAGTTTACAAAAATATGGTCATAGTTTTCAAACAAAAACTATTTCTAGTTTACTTACTGATGCGCAATTTTTAGATACTTTAACTGATATTATTAAACCAATATTTTTTGAATCAGAAGCAAATAAATGGTTAGTAAGTGAAATAATTGATTATCATGCGTTATATAAAAAACCACCAACACTTGATGTGTTTAAGGTTAAAATAGAACAACTTGAAAACCCAATATTAAAAAAAACAGCAATAGACCAATTACGTCATATTTTTACACAAGTTGGCACCGTAGATTTACAATATATTAAAGATGAATTTACTAGGTTTTGCATCAATCAAAATTTAAAACAAGTAATTTTAAAATCGGTTGATTTATTAAAATTAGGTGAATATGATAAAATTAAAACTGAAGTAGATAAGGCGATGAAAGTTGGAATTAATACCGATTTAGGTATGGATTACAAAGTAGATTTTGAGAAAAGGTATTCAGAGGAAAACAGAAGCACTATCCCAACCGGTTGGGAGCCAATAGATGAATTGATGAATGGTGGATTAGGTGGTGGCGAATTAGCGGTGGTGGTTGCACCAAGCGGTGTAGGGAAATGTGTTGGTGGTGATACTAAAATTGATATAGAATATGATGAAATTGGATTTGAGCTTGAAAATGGATACATAATATGGCAAAAACCATGGGATATTATACGTTTAAATGATAAAATATCAATAACAGCATCAGATGCTCAAAAATTAATGAAGCAATGTGGTGTTGGTAAGACTATGTAAAATTTTACGTATGTAAAATTTGTGGATTTGTAGGAAAATCTCTTGTAAGCCATATTACACGTAAACACGATATGAATATTGCTGATTATAAATTATTATATAATGTAGCTACTGTACACACAACCCAAGAATACCAAAAGCAGAATTTATCTAAGATGTGGAAGGAGCGATTTAAGCAGAAAAAATGGATAGATAAATATAAGAAAAATAAATCTAGTATTTTTGATTACAACTATTGGATTAAGCAAGGATATGTAAAGGAAGAAGCTATACGAAAAGTTAGCGAAATTCAAACTAAAAATGCAAATAAATCTGCTGCAGCTCCCAAATCAGATAGAAACAAAAGATCATCGTTTAGAGTAGAATTTTGGATAAACAAAGGATATTCGGAGAAGGATGCTATTGAAAAAATAAGTAAAACTCAAACATCGCTATCTGCAAAATCAAAAAAATTTACAGGCAAAATTCATAGTAATAAAAGCAAATTAAAAATATCAAACTCAATGAAGCGATATTCTGAAAAATTGGGCGCTGACAAATTAGTTAGTAGATTTGGTAATTTTACGACAAATTATAAAAGCTTAGCAGAAATTGAGTTATTTGATTTTGTACAAAAAGATTTGGGATATAATGCAGTAGCTAATGAATTTGTTATCGGGTATAATGTTGATATTAAAGTTGATAATAAAATTATAGAATATTTCGGAGACTATTGGCATTGTAGTAATCGTTTATTTGAAACCGGCGATATACACCCAACATATAAAGAAGATGTTACAATAAAACGAAATTATGATATCAATAAAATATCTAAACTTAAACAGAGTGGATATGATATTTTAATTATATGGGAACATGACTATAATGAAAATGCTGAAATAGTTAAACATAAAATAAAAAAATTTTTAAATGATACATACACGTAAAGTACGAGAAACTGTACGGTTGGATACCTTTTTCAAAAATAATAATATTCCTGAAAAGGCTGAATATATTCATGAAATGCATTATGATGTAAAAGTGAAAACCCCATATGGATACTATTCAGTTCCATCAATTTGTAGAACCGTTTCTCAAAAATCCATACGTTTATATTTTACTAATAATAAAACATTGCAATGCGGTTGGGAACATAAATTGAAAGTAAATGGAGAGTGGAAACTTGTTAAGGATATTAATATTGAAAATGATATTATAGAAACTGAAAACGGTACTGCAAAAATTAGAAAAATTAAAGAAGGAAAAATTAAAATTCTATATGATTTAATGGTTGATAAAGTTCAATGTTTTTATGGCAATGGTATATTATCACATAATACTTGGATTTTAACTTGTATTGGTGCATATGCATCGAGTATAGGAAAACAAGTAGCTCATTATACTATGGAACTTTCTGAATCTTATGTGGGTGCTAGATATGATACTGTAATTACTCATATTGCAACAAACCAATTAAAAGATAAACAAGCTGAGATATATTCTAAAATAAAGGCGTTACAAGGTAATATAATGATTAAGTATTTTCCACCGCGTGGAGTGAGTACTAAGCAAATAGAATTACATATTGAACAAATGATAGCAGCTGGTAAAAAACCAGATTTAATCATTATTGATTATGCGGATTTAATGTTATCTTCAACTGGTAGAAATGATTCAACATATCAAGAGCAAGGCGGAGTTTATATTGAATTACGAGGATTAAGCGGAATGAAGAATATTCCGGTCTGGACAGCCAGCCAGACAAATCGATGTTTAACATTGGATACCAAAGTAGATACGCCATTGGGTAAGGTCGAAATCGGTAGTATTAAGAAAGGTGATAAAGTTCTTACACATAATGGATATAAAAATGTGACTCATGTATTTGAAAAGAAAACGCAACCAGTTTATAAAATAAAATTAAAAAGTGGTAAAGTAGTTAAATGCTCTGCAAGACATCTTTTCCCAACACAGTACGGCAAACAAAAATCAATTGAAACTGGTCTAAAAGTAGGTGATAAGCTTTTTACAAAAAAAGTTTCAAAAAAGAAAGCAACCTTTTCAGAAAATCATTATATTGAAAAATATGGAAAAGAAGATGGTTTAAAAAAAATGGAAAAATGATCTTAACAAAAAAACTTAAAACACAAAAAGATAATTTTTAAAAACAAGAAGTGGAAAAAATGATAAACAACAGATTATAGATAAATGTTTAAATTTTATAAATGAAAGAACATAAATTAAATACAGAATCTTTTGAATTAGATGAAATAGAATCAATTCAACTGATTGGTGAAGAAGAAACGGTTGATATTACAGTAGATGATACTCATATGTTTTTTGCTAATGAGATTTACACTCATAATTCAGCAATTGATAGTGAAATAATTGAAGCAGATAAAATAGCTGATTCATATGCAAAGGTAATGAATGCAGATTTTATAATGAGTTGGAGTAGAAAAGCAAAAGATAAATTAAACAATACTGCAAGGGTTCATATTGTGAAAAACAGATTTGGGCCAGATGGTATCACATTTCCTTGTAAAATGGATACAAACTCTGGATTTATTCAAGTTTATGATGGCACTTCATCGAATGGAATATTAACTACTAAAGAATCAAATAACGGAGCACTCATGCAAAAGAAACTTTTACATAAAAAATATCTTGAAAACATGGGAGTGTTACTTCCATTTCTACTTTTTTTTAATATGTATAGTTTTATGCATACATTGTTGTCTGGTTTATTAAATATGGGTTAGAAATAAATTATGCACAACAAATAATAAATCATTTTTTAACTCATTATAATTACTATGAAAAAACTAAAAGATATAATTAAAGAATCTTCATTATCAAGAATTTGGAAACACGTAACAACACATGATTCGGGAACAATTACTGCGTTTCGTAACAGAAAAGAGTGTGGTAAAGGAGAAAAGATATTTAAGAAAGAAAATAAGCATAATAACGTTTTATTAAAAAGTAAATTATTATCTATGGGGTATGGTGTGACGGAGATAAAAGGAGTTTATATAGAAAATTTCAAAACACCTGATGCGATAGCAGTAAAAGAGACTTCTTATATTGTAGTTGATTTAAAGGATACAGGAAAATTAGGAAAACCGTTTTTTGGAAAAGCTGGAGAATTTTACTCAACTGTTAATGGAAGACCGTTTGTATTTGAAGGAATAAACAGTAATTTTATAAATAGTATTACAGATTTTTATCCTACCGAAATAAGGTCTATTAAACATTGGGCTAATACTGTTATTTTAGATTAAATGAAATTAATACATGGAAACTGTTATGACGAATTAAAAAATATACCGAATAACTCGATTGATTTTATATTAGTAGACCCTCCATATAAATTAGAAAATCATGGTGGTGGTAAAAGTGAATTCGCGCAACGAAAACTGGTAAAAGATACTCATATAAATTTCATCAGTAATGGATTTAATATGAATCTTATATTTAGTGAAATTCAACGTGTTTGCAAAATAGTAAATTTAGTTGTATTTTGCTCAAATAAACAAATATCAAAAATAATGAGTTATTGGGAAAACTTAGGGTTTTCAACAACATTGCTAGTTTGGGATAAACCAAATCCAGTACCATTTGGTAATGGAAAATATATTTCAAATTTAGAATTTATGGTATATGTAAGAGGAAAAAACTGTACTTATAATAATACAGGATATGCTACTCAATTAAAAACATTTAAGTATTCAAGTCCAAGTAGTAAAAAACGAAAACATCCAACTGAAAAACCAGTGGAATTACTAGAACGGTTATTAAGAATACATACAAATGAAAATGATATTGTATTGGATATGTTCGCAGGAAGCGGTACAACTGGAGTTGCGTGTAAAAACTTAAATAGAGATTTTATTGGAATTGAACAATTACAGGAATATTTTGATGTAATGAGTGAACGATTAATGATAAAAGATAAAAAATCAAATAAATTTTTCGATTTATGAAAATATTATTAGGTAAATCTGAAATAAAATTGAAAGAATTAGAAGATAACTCCGTAGATAGTATTGTAACCGATCCACCATATGGTTTAAAATTTATGAGTAAAAAATGGGATTATGACGTTCCAACCGTAGAATTATGGAAAGAATGTTTACGAGTATTAAAACCGGGTGGATATTTATTATCATTTTCTGGAGCTAGAACTTATCATAGAATGGTTGTAAATATTGAGGATGCGGGGTTTGAAATACGAGACCAAATAATGTGGGTTTACGGAAGCGGTTTTCCAAAAAATTATAATATTGGTAAAGCGATTGATAAACAACTTGGTAATAAACGAGAAATAATCGGTGAAAAAATAAGAGGTGATGTTCAGACAGTTAAAACAAAAGGTGCAGGGTATCTTACAGACCCAGCTAATAGAAATAATATAAAACACTTTGGATATGACGCGGAAATACTTACAAAGGGAAATTCAGAATGGGAAGGCTGGGGAACATCATTAAAACCAGCTCATGAACCAATTGTAATGGCAAGAAAACCACTTTCAGAAAATACGATAGTTAAAAATGTAATAAAACACGGTACAGGTGGAATAAATATTGATGCAAGTAGAGTGCCATTAAATTTGGATATTGATAATTCTCAGCTTCGTACTATTAATCGGTCTCAGCGTGATACTGATATTAATAATCAAACGTGGGGAATGACTAAAAATAAATCTGAAAGGGTGGATGTTATAAAACCCAATGGCAGATGGCCAGCAAACTTTATACATGATGGTAGTGAAGAAGTAACTGATTTATTTCCAGATACAAAAAGTGGTAAAGTAGCATCTGATAAATCTAGTTATAAAAGTGATACTAATACAAATTTTTTAAATGGGTTCGCAAATCAAAATAATCAACACGGCTATAGTGGAAACGCATCGAGATTTTTCTATTGTGCAAAAGCCAGTAAAAAAGATAGGGATGAAGGATTAGATGATTTCGAGTATAAAGAATCAGCAAAACGTGATAATGGACAACTTTATGGAATGAACACTAATAAATTCAGACCAGATGGAAGTGAACGAAATTCCGTATTACCAAAAAAGAATAATCATCCGACTCTAAAACCAACCAAACTAATGAAATATTTAGTAAGAATGGTAACGCCACCAAACGGAATTGTATTAGATCCATTTATGGGTAGTGGTAGTACAGGAAAAGCGTGCAAACAACTTGGATATGATTTTATTGGTATAGATGATAATGCTGATTATTTTAAAATAGCAAAAGCAAGAATTGAAACCGCTCTTCAAGTTTTAGATAAAGAATCAGCAACTCCAGCTCAAAATAAAAAATCAAATAAATTTTTCGATTTATGAAATTAATAATTAAACCTATTTATCCGCAAAGAGCTATTGATTTTATACAAAAATATCATTATAGTAAAATTTTACCTAGATTAACAAAACATTATCTTGGCTATTTTGAAAATGAAGAATTAGTTGGTGTTGTAACTTTGGGTTGGGGAACTCAACCGTTTGGTACAATTCATAAAATATTTTATAAGCATAATTTCAAAAGTTCTGATTATTTAGAAATCGGCAAAATGTGTTTTTTACCGAGTAAAAATCAAAGTAATTTTGGCTCTCAGTCAACAAGTTTATTAATAAAATGGATAAAAACATCATTAGATATAAAATTTTTATATACAATGGCTGATGGAATAATGGGAAAATGCGGTTATGTTTATCAAGCATCTAATTTTCGTTATTTAGGTAGTTTTAAAACAAGTGTATATATGGATATCGAAACGCATGAAAAAATACATCCACGAAGCGCAAAACAATTATGTATAGAAAATGCTATATATGAAAACAAAGAAAAAATATTTTGGTTAACTCATGATTTTTGTGAATACAAAGGAATAGTTAGAATTAGAGGATTAATGTTTAGATACATATATCCTATAAATAAATCAAGCAAGAAAATATTAAATCAATATCCAGAATATACTAATAAAAAATATCCAAAGGATATAGATTTAATTTTTGAAAAACGAGTATCGCTTGGAAAATATAATGAAATAACGATGCCAACCTTTAATATGAATGTATTTAACCACAATTATCAAAAATATAAACTCAACATGAAATTTAAAGATTTTTTTAATACATAATATTTAACAAAAAAAATCATCAAAAACTTTTTATGATGTATTTATAAATCCGCAATCGCGGACAATCAATTATTTAATTTAAAACAAAAACAACTATTTTATGACAACCTCAAATGACATTTATGATCGTATAAACGAATTATTCGAAGAATTTAAAAGTGAACACAACAAAACAACTAAAGTAGCAAAAATACGTGCTAGAAAAGCTATTGGAGAGCTTAAAAAGTTAATTACCGATTACAGAAAGGCTTCGGTGGAAGAATATAAATGATGAATTTTAAAATTAATTTATTAAATAAAAACTGAAACAAAAACTTTTTAAAAATGAATATTACAAAATATGAACAATACTAATGTAGAGTTAGATAAAAAAATACTTAGCGATATTATAGTACACATGAAATACGCAAGACATTTATCTATTGAGAACCGTAGAGAAACGTGGTTAGAAATTGTAAACCGTAATAAAAAAATGCATATAAAATCTTATCCTGAATTAAAGGATGATATAACTAAGTTATACGAGGAGTTTGTTTATACAAAAAAAGTGTTACCCTCAATGAGGTCAATGCAATTTGGTGGCAGACCAATTGAACTTAATAACGCAAGAATCTATAATTGTGCATTCCTGCCGGTAGATTCAATATATAGTTTTTCAGAAACTATGTTTTTATTGTTAGGCGGATGCTTTGACCCTGACACTTTGATAAAAACAAAAGATGGTGATAAACGTATTATTGATGTAACAACTGATGATTATATATTGACCCTCGATGAAACGACAGGTAAATATAATTGGGTGCATCCTACTTTTGCTGGAATGACGCCAACTGCATCAAAACCAAAAATGGAATTAACAATAGAAAGTGGCAAGGTGATAAAATGTACCACTGATCATAAATTTTTAACAACAAATAGAGGATGGGTGGAAGCGCAACATTTAACCGAAGATGATGACATAAAATTTGCTGATGAAAGTGAAATTCCTAAATAATTATGTTTTTATTATATGGTGATTATTGACACGGCAACCCAGCTTTATATAACGAAACCGATGTAATACGAGGTAAACTTGTAGGAGAAACTTGGAAAACGGATGCAACCAGAATCCAACGTATAGAGCAACTTACTGGCAAAAAGGTATTTGTTTGGTGGGAAACTGATATTATTAAAACTGGGATAAAAAATATACATAAAAAATTATTATTAGAATTATAATATGAAAATAATTAAAAAAACATTTATTGAAGATACTCGTAATTATTATGATTTATCAATCAAAGGAACACAAAATTTCTGTTTAGCAGCTGGAGAAGTAGTACATAATACGGGGGTTGGCTATAGCGTACAAAAGCATCATGTAGAACAGTTACCAGAAATTAGAAAACCAAATTATGAATATAATAGGAAATATGTTATTCAAGATAGTATCATAGGATGGTCAGATGCAATAAAAACATTATTTAAATCCTATACAGGAAAAATTAGTGCGCATATTCAATTTGATTATAGTGATATTAGAGAAAAAGGAGCATTACTTATTACTGCAGGAGGAAAGGCTCCTGGCCCCGAACCACTTAGATTGGCTATTACTAAAATCGAAGGAATGCTGCGTGAAAAACAAGATAGAACACAACTAACAACTTTAGAATCACACGATATTATGTGTCATATTGCAGATGCAGTATTAGCAGGTGGTATTCGTAGAGCAGCAATGATATCATTATTTAATTTAAATGATACCGAAATGCTAGCATGCAAAACTGGTGATTGGTATGTACGGAATCCTCAGCGTGGTAGAGCCAACAATAGTGTTGTTATATTACGACATCAAATTCGCAAACAAAAATTTAATGGAATTTGGGAACGAATTAAAGAATCTGGTGCAGGCGAGCCCGGTATATTTTTTACCAATGATCAAGAATGGGGTACAAATCCATGTTGTTTGGCACCAGAAACCGTAATTAGTACCGATACTGATAAGACCTGGACTATTAAAGAACTGGTAGAATTACATGAACGGGGAGGTACTGCACCAAATATTTTATCATATAATACATCTACTTGTAAAGTTGAAAAAAAACAGATTACGAATGGGTTACTAACTAGAAAACACGCTGATGTTATTTCATTGGAATTAGAAGATGGTTCAATTATAAAGATGACACCTGACCATAAGGTGTTTACTGAAAATCGTGGATACGTGGAAGCAAAAGACTTAACCGAAAGTGATGTTTTATTGAAAATTTAATTTTTATATATAACGAAAAAAATGAAATTACAAAAATTGTTGAAATTAAAGGATTTTGGAAAGATAAAATATGGAAACCAATAAGAAGAATACAAAATGAAATTAAAACGAATTAAGATAAAAAAAATAACAATAGAAAAAAATACTGATGTATACGATATTGAGGTAGCTGATAATCATAACTTTTTTGCTGATGGCTTATTAGTCCATAATTGTGAAATTTCACTAAGGCCATTTCAATTTTGTAATTTAACTGAAATTAATATGGCTTCAGTAAAAAATCAAGATGATTTTAATAAAAGAGCTAAAGCAGCAGCATTCTTAGGTACACTACAAGCAGGATATACTGATTTTCATTATTTACGTGATATTTGGAGAAAAACGACCGAAAAAGATGCATTAATTGGAGTAAGTATGACGGGTATAGCATCAGAATCTAATATGAAACTAGATTTTAAAGAAACTGCGAATATTGTAAATGATACTAATAAAGTAATTGCCAAGATAATAGGAATTAATCCTGCATCCAGAACAACTACAACAAAACCTGCGGGTACTACAAGTTTAGTATTAGGTACAAGTAGTGGAATTCACGCTTGGCATAATGATTATTATATTAGACGAGTACGAATTGGTAAAGATGAATCAATATATAAATACTTAAAGAAAAATCATGCTGAATTAATTGAGGATGAATTTTTTAATCCAAAAACACAAGCAGTTATATCAGTACCACAAAAGGCACCGATTGGAGCTATAACTCGTCATGAATCGCCAATTGATTTACTAGAAAGAGTAAAACATATTTCAGAAAATTGGGTGCACGAAGGATATCGTAAAGGTCAAAATCAAAATAATGTATCATGCACGGTTTCTATAAAAGATGATGAATGGGAAGAAATAGGCGAATGGATGTGGAAAAATCGTAGAGTTTACAATGGATTATCTGTATTGCCATATAACGGTGGTACTTATAAACAGGCACCTTTTCAGGATATTACAAAAAAAGAATACGAACGATTAATGGAAACATTAAAAGATATTGATGTAACACAAATTATAGAAAAACGTGATACTACTGATTTAACTGGGGAATTAGCATGTGCTGGAAATGCGTGCGAAATAGTATAATGTTCTTTTACATTTAATATAATAAAGTTTTATAAAATATTTTATAAAACTAATTACAACTATTGAAACTATATTTGATTATTAATGAAAAACATAAAAGTTACAAAGCAACAATCTGAATTTTTAAAACAATTAATATGTTTATGGTGGGAAACCCCACATACCGATATTTCTTATAATAAATCAGTACGTAATATAAATAAAATACTAAAACGAGGAACATATAAATTAGGCGGCGAAGATGAAAACGCTATTAAACATTTGATGATATGGTATAGTATTTGAAATTTTGCTATTAAAAACAAAAAATAGGTTGTAGTAAAAATAAAGTTATAGTAACGCAACATATGGGCGGAAATAGATTAAGAGGCGAGACTCACTGGAATGCTAAATTATCCAGCAAACAAGTATTGGAAATACGAGAACTTCATGCTAAGGGGTTTTCTCACAAAATTATTGCACGAAACTATAAAATAACTACTTGGAATGTGGGACAAATAGTAAATCGAACTACTTGGAAACACATTTGAAAAAAAGAATATTTCAATATAATCAAAAAAAATAGGATATATGAAAAAATTTTCGTATATTTAAGTTAATTCAAAAAATATTTATGACAGTAATAAAAGCAACTTCACCTGGCGATGGATGGTGTAAAACAGCCAATCATTTATTAAAGCATGGAGTAAAAGTAGGTAATCTTACCGAAGAACTTAATGTAATGACAGAAATTACAGAATTTAAAGAGGATTCATGGTTTGAACCATCATTTAGAGAAATCATGGGTGATGATAGAATTGATTATGCACGAACTGTTACATTTGTAGAACCAAAACTTATTAAATTTAAGAATAAATTTATAGATACCGATTCAAAATTAGAATATAAATTTATTAAAAAACATTGGCACGATTCATACTGGGGTAGAATGATTGCATGGCAAGGAACATTTAACCAAGTTGAAAACGTAATTAAGATATTAAAAACAGGAAAAGCAGTTAAACGGTGTGAAATGATAATATTTGATCCATCGCGAGACGCAAGAAACCCATATTCTCAACCATGTATGCTAGGAATAGATGTTAAACCTAGAAATGGTAAACTATATCTAACATCAGTCATACGTTCAAACAGAGTATCTAAAAGTGGATATGCTGATTATTCCGCGTTAGTTGATATGGGTAAATTTTTAGCTAAGGAAAGCAATCAGGAATTAGGGAAAGTTTCAATATTGGCTTGCTCATGTCATTTAGGCGATATGAATAATGTAAATAATATGCTTGAAACTATTGCCCATAGAGGTAATGATTCACGCGGTATTAATGAATTTGATATTAATAATCATCATATAGTATTAGGACATAATCGTTTATCTATAAATGATACATCTGACTCAGGTAGGCAACCAATGGAGTCAGACGGTGTTTATTTAATTGTTAATGGCGAAATCTGGAATTATCCTCAACTACGCAAAGAATATGAAGAACGAGGCTATACATTCAAATCATCATCAGATTCAGAAATTATTCTTTATTTGTATAAAGAAAACGAATTGCATCGATTAGACGGAATGTTTTCTTTTGTTATTTATGATAATAATAAATTATTAATTTCTCGCGATTGGGTAGGTAAATTACCATTGTATATATATCAAAATGGAACTACCCATACAATTGTTGCTAGTGAGTTAAAATCTATTAATAGTATTCATCCAACTGCAATTGCACGTATCGTACCTAAAAATTCATTGATTGAAATTAATTTAAATAACGATAAGTTAGAAATTCATAATAATTTTTATTTTAATTTTACTAATACTGCTACAAAGATTAATACACGCGAAGAAGTTGGACTAATCACATATAATTTATTACGTAACGCAGTTGATAAACGATTATTATCAGATGTGCCAATAGCAACATCTTTAAGTGGCGGAATTGATTCTGCAGTAATTACTTACTTACTTTCAGCTCGAATTCCAACTATCAAAGCTTATACTGCAAAATTTGATGAAGAATCAAGAGATTTACATTTCGCTAGAATAGTAGCAAAATATTTGAATGTTGAATTAGTTGAAGTTAATATTCCAAATGACCCAAATATATTAAAAAAACGATTTTTGGAATCAATTAAAGTAATAGAATATCCGTCAACGGTACAAACAGAAGTTGGTATTTTACAATCGTTTATAGCCGAAGAAATGTGTAAAGATGGAATTAAAGTTGCGTTTAGCGGAGAAGGCTCAGACGAATCATATGGTTCATACGGAATGATACGAATGTTTAGTAAAAAGCCAGATTGGTCTGATATTAGGAAAAACTTATTTGAAAAACAACATTATGGTAATTTATTAAGAGGTAATACTGTATTTATGAATTATGGAACAATAGAATTAAGATGTCCATTTTTTGATACAGATTTTCTTAATTATACAACAAACTTACCAAATGAAGTATTATCACACGGTACTCAATGGAAATTACCATTAGCTGATGCGTTTACACCATACTTACCGAAAGAGGTAATCAATCAAGAAAAACGAGCGTTTCAAAAAGGTACAAATTTTAAAGTTTATATTGAACACATTATTTTAAATGATACGACTATAAATTTTAATAATAGAAAAAAAATGATCCATGTCATTCAAGATAATTTTAGAAAAATGAATGGATTTTCTCATAAAGAGTTACGAAATCCGATAGAAACATATAATACAGGAGTATACAAATGGATACAAAAAAAATGAATTATTATAAATTGCCTAAAGAAGCATTTAGAATTGATAAATTTATGCTAAATGGAAGAGAAGTTAGTGTAATACGTGGCGATTTGGTAGGAGATGGAAATGAATATCCACGTTGGGGTAAAATTGAAGCTATAGATAAATTATTAATGTCTAATGCGATTGATAAAAATAAGCCATTGGTACATTTATCAGTATATGGAAGTTGGACGGGTTGGACTTTATCAAAATTATGTCCAATGCATGATATAGAATATATTTCAGCATATCCAGATTCAAAATCATATCCACCTGAATTATTACAACGAATTAAAGAAAATGGTGCTACTATGTTTCCGTTAAAACCAAATATGATGGCATTAATGGAAAATAAATTAAAAGGTATAAATAAGAAAAAAGGCTGGCAAATGCTACCACACGCATTTAATCATCCAGTTTATGTAAAATATATGCAAGATAAAATGGAAGAAATCATGAAAATTAATGATTTTGACCATTTAATTATTGGAATAGGAAGTGGTGTAACTGCTGCAGGATTAATTAAAGGATTTTTAAAATATGATAATTGGAAAGATATTGTAGAAAACAAACGTCAGGTACATAGTATTACGATGTCTACTATTAATTCAACACGTAAAATTTTAAATAAAAATTATGCAGGTGATAAAAATAATATTCATCTTTACAAACCAGAGTTCGATTTCAATGATATGATGGAAGATTATATTGTACCATTTGATTGCAACGAATTTTGGGAAAAAAAATCATGGAAATGGTTAGACCAAAATATTCATAAATTAAAAGGTAAAATAGCGTTTTTTTCGTTGGGAGGTAGTTATCAAGATTCAATAAAATATTTACGTTCTACACAAAATAAAAAAGAATAAACTTGTATATATCAAATAAATGTCGATATTAGTTAAAATTATAAAATATTGAACACTATGCTAATGTTGGTAAAAATAAAGTAGTTAACATTGTGATATTACATAAGAATTGTCATATAGAATTACATAAAAACAATACTATAAACTAAAGATAATAATGAACTCATCCAATAAAATGAATATAACAGATTATTTTAAACAATTTTATAATATGACTCCCTACTTCTTCATCAACGAAGAACAATGGGAGCATATTAAAAACACATATGAAAAGGATGATGTAAAGTTGCAAATGGCAAAATGTGCTATGACTTACGAAATACCATATGCAGAAATATCAGAACGCGATGCGTATAAAGATTACATGAAACTTAAAGGGGTGAGATATAACGAACTTTTAAAAGAGGGTGAGTGGTTTCCACGTAAAGCATCTAAATCGCGGTATCCTTATACGTATAACGATAAGCAACTGTATTTTAGTAGATTAAATACCGGAAATAAATCTTCAAATTATTTTCAACAAACTAATAGATGGAGTGTAGATGGTTCAGTTTCACCGGGCCCTGCACGAACTTGGATAAATGAAAAGTTTATGACTTCATTAATGGGTTCAGCATATTCTCTTAAATTAAAAAAAGTTGGAAAATCTGAATTAAGAACTATGATTGGATTACGCAAATATATTTGTGCACAATTTAAACCATCAGTAGCTAAAGCTTTATATGAAATGTATAATGCAAAAACAATATTGGATTTTTCAATGGGCTGGGGTGATAGATTAGCTGGTTTTTATTCGGCGGATTGTACGGAACATTACGTTGGATTAGACCCGAGAAAAGAGAATCATCCATTTTATAAAAAGCAAAAAGAATTTTACACAAAAAATTCTTCATTTTTTGAAAACAAAAAGAAAACTGATTTCTATGTATCGCCAGCCGAAGATTTTGATTATTCAAACTATACAAATTATTTTGATATTGTATTTACATCACCACCCTATTTTTCGGTGGAACGATACTCATATGATGATACACAAAGTTGGGTACGATACAAAGATATAAATAAATGGAACAAAGATTTTTTACATAAAACATTAGAAAAAATAATACCAACTGTAAAAAAAAGTGGAATTATAGCAATTAATATAGCAGATGTATATAGCAATAGTAAATTGTCAATGGATAAAAGTTGGTTAGAAATTTGTAATCCAATGAATGATTTCTTAACAGAACACGGAATGATATATAAAGGATGTATTGGAATGGCAATGGCATCGCGTCCAAATTCTGGTGGAACTTTAACCGCAAGAAATACAGAACACTACTCAGAAGAAACAATTAAAGAATCAAATGAAAATACTAAAACTTTCTGCGAGCCTATATGGCTATTTCAGAAACCATAAATAATAAATAAAATTATGAAAGTAAAAATAGGAATACAGTTTATGATGCGGAAAATGAACCAATCATGATAATACTAAACGAGAATGATAAAATAAATTTATCACACATGAGCCCAACTGCTACAAAATATATTTGTTTTCCAGATGGATATCCAATATCAGAAATAAACAAATTTAAGAAAAGTTAATGTTTACTACCAAAGAAAGGTAATTATGGAATATTATTATTACACAAAAACATAAAGATGGTTCATATTCATATGATTGGTTACGTTTACCAAAATCTTAAATTCATAAATAACGAATATCTGAACCTAATAAAACCCCATACCACGTACAATATGCAATATTTGCGGTAAAAATTTACCACCAACTCATTTAGCAGTACATCAACGTAGTAAACGGTGTAAGAAAAAAAGTTATAACAATTAAAATTTAGAAATTATTTATAAAAATATATATTATCAGAGGGAGAAGAATTTAATGCATATCTGGGATGACACTAACGGATATATTTCGTTTCCATACTCTCGATACGCATATGAAAAAAATATTAATGGTAGTTACACATCAATTTATGGTGATAAACTAACTAAGATATATAAGTTTTCAAAGGATGACATTAATCTTTTTGAATCTGATGTACCTGAAACTACAAGAGTACTCGTAGATACTTACACAGATTCAGATGAAATTTCAACTGGTATTAAAGTATTTACATTTGATATTGAGGTAGAAATGGAAAGTGGATTACCTAATGTTAATGAATCAACTAACGAGCTGACTGCTATTGGGTTGCACGATAATATTAGTAATAAATATGTTGTACTTGTAATGGATAAAACCGGTAAAATGCAAGCAAAACAAACATCAAAGGCATTAGTGTTACCGTTTAAAACTGAAATAGCTATGTGTTTGAAATTTTTAGAAATATATGAAGATATAGCACCAGATATTATAACAGGTTGGAATATTGACTATTTTGATATTCCATACTTATTTAATCGTATAAAACGAATATTAGGAATAGACTACGCAAATAGATTATCACCGATTGGAAAATCATTTTATTCACCGTATCGCCAAAGATTCTTTTTAGCGGGGGTAAGTTGCTTAGATTATTTATCATTATATAAGAAATTCAATTATAATGAATTGCCTAATTATAGATTAGATACCGTTGGTAAACTTGAACTAAATCAAGGTAAAATTGAATATGAAGGAAACCTTGATGATTTATTTCAAACAGATATTAATAAATTTGTCGAATATAATACAGTAGATGTTGAAATTGTAGTAAAATTAGAAAAGAAACTACAATTTATTGATTTATGTAGAGGAATTTGTCATTCAGGTCATGTACCATATGAAGATTTTGTATATTCTTCTAAATATTTAGAAGGTGCATTATTAACTTATTTAAAACGTAAAAATTTAGTTGCTCCTAATAAACCTGCAGATAGAAGAGAAAAAATGAAAGCATTAAAAGAAGCGGGAAAGGGAAAATTTATTGGTGCATATGTAAAAGAACCAATAGTTGGTAAACATGATTGGATATATGATTTAGATTTAACATCATTGTATCCATCTATTATTATGACATTAAATATTTCGCCAGAAACTAAAATTGCTAAAATTATTAACTGGGATTCACAACAATTTTTAAATAATACTAATAAAACATATTCTATTGATAATAATACTATAACTTCGGAAAACTTAGCTAAACTTATAAAAGAGCAAGATTATAGTGTATCAACTAATGGAGTTTTGTACAGAAAAGATATAGTAGGTTGTATTCCAGGTATACTTTCATTATGGTTTGATCAACGAGTAAAATATAAAAATTTAATGAAAAAATATGGTAAATCTGGCGATAGTGAACAATATAATTTTTATGGAAAACGACAGCTTGTACAGAAAATTTTACTTAATAGTTTATATGGCACAATGGGTCTCCCCGCATTTCGTTTTTATGATAGAGAAAATGCTGAAGCAGTTACAACGACAGGACAGCTAATTATTAAGTCAACGGCGAATATGTGTAATCTTAAATATAATGAAGAAATTGGCGGAACTCCGATGAAGATTGAGTTAGAAAATAATAAAATTATTAAAATTAGTCCAAATACTAAAATGACTATAACTCGTAATGGAATTATAACAACAATACCGGCTAAAGAATTGCAACCAAATGATGATTTAGTTTTAAATTAATAAAAATATATAATAAATGAAAATAAAAAAAATACTCGATATAGGTGGTGCTACAGTAGATAGCAATATCTATATCGATGCGTTCTCCCCGTTAGTTTAATCTTTCGGGGAGAAAATTGATACAGATTCAGTATTTTTTTCGGCAGTACCGTTATTAGACTACCGAAACCCTAAATGGGAACAAGACACACCTGCAAATATAGCTAAAAAAGTGGATAATATTGCAGGAGAAATGCAAAATTATTTAAATAAATTTTATGATATATTTGCAGATAAAATATTAAATGTACAACAACACAGATTACAAATAAAAAAGGAATATGTTGCACGCGCAGGATTTTGGGTAGCCAAAAAAAGATATGCTCAATGGATTATTTCTAATAATGGTGTACCTGTTGATAAACTTGATGTTAAAGGGTTAGATGTAATACGTTCATCATTTCCAAAAGCATTTCAAGATTTAATGTCAAAAGTACTTATAGAAATATTAAAAGATACACCGCAAAGTACAATATCAGATATAATATTAGGATTCAAAAGTTCGATGATACAGTTATCAAACACAGATATAGCTAAAAATTCTGCAGTAAAGGAACTAAGTAAATATATGAATGTTGGGAGCACAAAATTATTCGATTTTAAAAAGGGTGCACCTGCTCATGTTAAAGCTGGTATTGCGTATAATGATTTATTAAAATATTACAAAACTCCATATAAATACGCACCAATGAAAAACGGCGATAAAATAAAATGGGTGTATTTAAAACGTAATCCGTTTGGATTAGATGCAGTAGGATTTACTGGATATAAAGACCCACCAGAAATAACAAAATTTATAGATACTTATATTAATCATGAAAAAATATTTGAAAGAGAATTATTAGGAAAACTTCAAGATTTTTATGATGTATTAAAATGGGGATTAGTACTTAATGAACAAAAAACTGCCAGTAAATTTTTTAATTTTTAATAAATTAAATAGAATTATAATGTATGGTCATGACCATGACATGTAAAAACAAATAATAAACACTAAAAATATTAGGATAATTAAAAAATTATTCGTATATTAGCAATAAGAATACATAAAAACTAAATTTAAATACAAAAAATGGAAAAACAAAAATTAAACAGATTTATTAGTAAGTATAATTTGGCTGGTCTCGTAGAATCAGTAAAATGGCAATCATCAAACAATACCTTAAATACATCATTTATTTCAGATGATAAATCAGTACTTGGTACAGTTAATATGACTGGATTTGACCAAAATGATTTAACATTCGGAGTGTATGATACTACAAAATTAATAAAAATGCTAGGAGTACTTGGTGCTGATATAGATTTTGAATTATCAGTAGTTAACGATAAAGTAGCTTCTGCCAAATTTAAGGATGAATCAACCTCAATTAATTATATGCTGGCTGATTTATCAGTTATACCAACCGTACCTGATTTAAAACAATTACCAGAGTTTGATGTAAAATTAAAACTTGACCAAAATTTTATTACAAAATTCATTAAAGCAAAAGGAGCACTTGCAGAAGTAGATAATTTCACATTTTTATCTAAAAATAATAAACATCAAATTATTATTGGGTATGAAAATATTAACTCAAATAGAATTTCTATTGATGTTGAATGTGAAACCACAGATGAAGTTAAACCAATATCATTTTCAGCAAAATACTTAAAAGAAATTCTTGTTGCAAATAAAGAAGCAAAAACTGCAACGTTAAATATTTCAACCCAAGGATTGGCTCACATTCATTTTGAAGTGGACGAATACACAACCGATTATTTTTTAGTAGAGGTAAATTCGTAATTTATATTTATTGAAAATCAATTTCAAATATTATAATAAATGAGTAAAAACTATTTTTATGAACGTTCCAGATTTTCTGAATTTAAATCGAATACAACGTATCATCAATTATTACAAATGACTGATACAGAATTTGTGAATTGGGCCAAACTATTACGTAATGAAGTTACTCACCAATGGGATGTGTATGGTACACCACCTGTAATTGGAAGGAACAAAGATGGTATAATAAAATCATTTAGAAAATTAAAAGGAAATGATTGCAATTTTTTGGAAAAGGATTTAACTAATGATACAGAATCGCTTGGAATAATTCAAAATTTTAATAAAGATGCATCCGTGATAAATCAGTTTTTTCCAACTATGTTAAAAACAAAAATATCTAGTGGCAAATCATCTGATGGCGGATTATCAATTTATGATTATTTTGCTGAACCTACTCTTGAAGATAGGTTTATTAGAATTATGAAAAGAGCTGTAAAACGCGATTCAATGTATTCTTGGTCAAGATCAATCGTAACAAAACGCACCGAAAATAAATTTTGGAATGGACAAAATGGTATTGATTTTATAAAAGATGTATTTGATGGAAATATATTTAACTGCAGAACAAGTACAAACGTGTGTTGATAATAAATGGTTAAATAGTACTCAAATTGCAAATTTGGGAGAGATTGAACCCTCTACAACATTAAAGAGTGGGAAAATTATTAAATTTTTATATTTAATACGTTGGTATGATAAAACTATTGGTATATTTCCAAAAATCTTGCAAGTATTTAGATTAAGTTGTGGTCAACCTGCTGTAAACTTTCCTGCATTAACTGCAAAATATTTATATGAAAATTTTACAAATCATATTAAACAGGATGAACCAATAATAATTTATGATTCATCTGCTGGTTGGGGTGGTAGAATAATTGGAGCGATGAGTACACGTAAACAAGTACATTATGTAGGTACAGACCCAAATCCGGATAATTATATAGATGAAATTCAAAAATCACGATATGATTATGTTGCAGATTTTTATAATAAAAATTGTATAGATAATCATTCAGATTCATTTAATAAGTTCTTTTCAGTAAAATCACAATCTAATACATTCGAAACATTTACTGATGGTTCAGAGTTAATATATAAAAATCCAAAATTTAAAAAATACAAAGGTAAACTAGATATTGCATTTACATCACCACCATACTTTAATAGAGAGCGATATGGCGATGTTGGAACTGGACAATCATGGGATAAATATTCTGATTATGATAATTGGCGGGATAATTTTTTGAAACCCACTTTGACTACTATCTATGAATATTTGAAAAATGATAGATATATCTTATGGAATATAGCATCAATTAAAGTTGGTAAAGATACTTATTTTGATTTAGAAGGCGATTCTATAAAAATATTAAAAGAGTTAGGATGTGAATACAAAGGAAAAATAAAAATGTTAATGACCCGTATGATAGGACTTGATCCATCTAAAACAGGAATTAAAAACTCGGTAAAACATAAAAATAAAATCTATAAGTATGAACCAATTTATGTGTTCCATAAATCTTAATAATTAATAATTATTTTCATATGAAAATAATCAAAATAGAACAACCAGTTTTCACCACAAGAGATGTAATATCATCATCTAATGGAACAAGTGAAGGCTGTACTAAACGAAATTGTGAGTGTGTAAGTTTATATATAAATGAATTAAATAATGAAGAAACAAAATAATATGAGAAAAAAATTAAAACCATTAGGCGATAGAGTACTAGTAGAATTTGCTGGAAAAGGCGAAATAAAAAGTAAAGGTGGTATTATACTGACTGATTCAGTTACACGAGGTACAACCGTATTCGGTAAGGTATTAATGGTAGGAGATGGAATATATACTCAAAGTGGTATAAAAATTCCAATGACTGTAAAACCAGGTGATATGGTATTATATAAAAAGGATATGATAGGCGATAAAATTAAAGTTGATGATAAAGAATATCTTTTATTTAGAGAACAAGATTTATTAATGGTAGATTCGTTATAATGGGACATAGAGAATTAATATATACACAGTTTTCTACAGCTATTGATAACTTTATAAAACATAAAATAACTAAAATTGATTTATATAATATTTTTACAGAATTAGTTGAAATTAGTACTGAAGAGGAACGTAAAGATAGATCAATTTATAATAGTTTTTGGGATAAACATAAGGACTTATCGGTATCTTTAAAAAAAATTCCATATTCAAATTGGCATGATGGTTTAACTAAATTACATTAATATGACGTGTATAGTAGGAATTATTGATAAAGAAAAAGTTATTATAGGAGCTGATTCTGCAGGAGTTGCTGGGTTAGATGTAGTTATTAGAAAAGATCCAAAAGTATTTATAACTGGCGATTTTGTAATTGGTTGTACTTCTAGTTTTAGAATGATTGAATTATTGCAATTTTCGTTAAAAGTAAAAAAACGAGGTAATAAAGACATATATGAATATATGTGTACCGATTTTATTAAAGCAGTACGCAAATGTTTTAGTAAAGGCGGTTTTTTACAAAAATATAGTGATGGCGATGAGAAAGGCGGTATATTTTTAGTTGGATATCAAGGAAGATTATTTAAAATAGGTTCAGATTTTCAAGTAGGAGAATCAGTTGATGAGTATGATTCAGTTGGATGCGGTGAAGAATATGCTAAAGGTTCATTATACAATTCATCAAAAACACGTTCTATGCAAACTTATTCTGCAAAAGATAGAATAATTAGAGCATTAGAAACAGCAGAAAAATTTAGTGGTGGTGTACAATCACCATTCATAATAAAAAATATATAATAATGGGATTTTTTGAAGAAAAACAAAAAACACAACAAGATAACAGTTTATGGTGTGAACGTTGGAGACCAACTATGTTATCTGAATATATAGGTAATCCTCATTTAAAGGAAAAAGTTGCAGGATATATCGAAACATCTGATATACCGCATCTTTTACTATTTGGTAAAGCTGGCACAGGTAAATGTTTAGATTATTCTGAATTGATTGATATAAAAATGCGTGTATCAGATGATGAATACCAAATATTAAAATTTCTTAATTTATTAGATATTGGGTTGTCTGAACCAGCTAAGATTGATAGATATTTAACAATAAAAAACCAATATAATCAATATAAAAATGTTAATTATTTAGTTAAAAAGTATGGCGAAGTAAATAGATATGTATTTGATGATAATATATCTATAACGTGTGATAAAAATCATTTAGTTAGTTCACACGGAAACTTTGTTCATATTAAGGATGTGTATGATGTTGATACTATTTATGGTATAAAAAAATTAAAATTAATAATGCCAGATGATGCGAAGTATGTATATGATTTTTCATTAGATTCACCTCACGAATATATAACAAGCAGTGGTGTGATTTGTCATAATACAACATTAGCAAAATTAATAGTAAATAATGTTAAATGTGATTATATAATTATTAATGCATCTGATGAACGTGGGGTAGATACTATTCGTAATAAAGTAAAAGGATTTGCATCAACGGTTGGGTTCAGAGATAAAAAAATAATTATATTAGATGAATTTGATTATATGACGCCAGATGCACAAGCAATGTTGCGTAATTTGATGGAAACATTTTCAAATCATTGTAGATTTATTTTAACGTGTAATTATGTTGAAAAAGTAATTCAACCAATACAATCAAGATGTCAAACATTTCAAGTAATACCACCAACTAAGCGTGATGTTGCAGTTCAAGTAGCTAAAATATTAACTGCTGAAAAAATAAAGTTTAATCTTAAAGATTTAGTACCAATTATTGATGCATCGTATCCAGATATTAGAAAAATTATCAATACGTGTCAACTAAATTCAAGCAATGGAGAATTAAAGATTGATACAAATACTGTATTAGATTCTGATGTTAAAACTAAAGTAATAAAATTATTATCTTCAAACGAAACTAAACAAAACAAATATAAAAAAATTAGACAAGCTATTGCGGATTCTCGCATACAAGACTTTTCGGATTTTTATACGTATTTGTATGAAAAAGTAGAGGATTACGGAAAAGGACAAACTGCAGCAATAATTTTATTATTATCAGAAGGACAATACAAAGATTCATTAGTCATTGACAAAGAAATCACATTTATCGCGACTTTGATAAATATAATCGGAATAACATCATCATAAAATAAAAATACCAACAGAAAGCGAAACCAACTGATCCAAGAGCAGAATACTTTGTATTGAGATTGGATAAATTTGGAAAAGATCCAAATCATATTAAGACATGCAGAAAAGCAGTAATAACTTATACTAATAATATAGAACCTTATTTGTCTGAATTAGTAAGGGATTTAATTAAACGATACGGAAACAATTAAAATTATATAAAAAATGGGAAAACTAATAGGAATGAATCCATCAACACAAGGAAAACAATCAATAGATATTAAAAAATCAAAAGCAATCAAATGTGCAAAATGTGATTGCGAAGTATTCATGCCAGCTATGAAATTTAGAAAAATATCTAAATTATTAACTGGAACTGCAAAAGATGCAATTATACCAATAGAAGTATATTGCTGTTCAGATTGTGGTGAGATTTGTGAAGAATTATTACCAGACCAATTAAAGAATTTAAAATGATTATAAATTAAAATATATGATTAATTATACAAATCATAGTGGTGGATGCGCAGGTTCAGATATGTGTTGGGAAACCGAAGGCAAAAAGCATGGAGTATATTCTGTTGCATATTCATTTTATAACCATGTGCAAGAGGGTGAACATCAAAAAATATTAACATACGATGAACTTCAAGAGGGCTGGAAACACGTGGTAATTGCATCAAAATCATTAAAAAGACCGCTTAATAGAATTGTATATCCATATATTAAAAATTTATTATCACGAAATTGGTATCAAGTAAAAAATACAGAATCCATATTAGTTATCGGTAAATTTGCTGGAAAATCACAAAAAAATAAATAAATGAGTGCAATACATAAACCAAAAACGTTATTTTCTCACATCAAAGCAATAACATCAGAACAAGATCCGAATTATTTTGATACATTGTCAGAAAGCGATATAAAAGTTTGGAACAATTTTATGATTCATCGATTTTTATCAATGAACACAGATTGGGTAGACCTTATAGCTACGATACAACCATATACTCAGATTTTAAAACCTAAACAACTTTATCTTGTATTAATAGGGTTAATACCTCGTGGAAATCATTATAACCGTTATATTAAAGGAAAAACAGAAACTAAATATGAACCATGGTTAGTTAAGTTAATTAAACAAGAGTATTTATGCTCATTGCGTGAAGCTACTGATTATTGCGAGATTTTATATTCAACAAAAGAAGGTAGAACTCATATAAAATATATTTGTGAAAAATATGGAATTGAGAAAAAAGAAATTGTAAAACTTCGTTTAAAAATTAAGTAATATGAAACCAGATAACAAAATAATAGGTGACGGTATCTCGATACTTTCATTGAAACCGTTTAAAAATCAGTCATTATTCATCACAGTTGCAAGTGTAAATAATGGTATTATACTCGGTAAATTTTTTGAAAAAGATGGTAAGTTGGATTTTGAAGGTAATACGACTAAATCAGCTGAAATATTTGTGAGAGAAATATTAAAATTAGCTAATGACCAAAGCAAAAGTAGTACACATAAATAAAGAAAATTATGATGTGTATATTGCACGTCCTTCAAAATGGGGAAATCCGTACACACATCTTAAAAATAACGATACTTTGGCAAAATATGTTGTTCCCACTAGAAAAGAAGCAATTGAAAAATATAGAGATTATATTTTATTTGGTGACGGAACGCATCTTTTAAAGGATTTACACGAATTAAAAGGTAAAACACTCGGTTGCTGGTGTGGTCACTTTGAATTAAAAGATAGACATAAATTACATTGTCATGGCCAGATTTTACTTGAACTTTTAGATAAATATTATCCAGAAACAAATAAATTTTTTTAAACATAATAAATAATACGATATGCAATTAATAATTAAAACCGATTTCAAACTTGAAATTAGATGTGAACAAATAAAAATAGGTGAAGGTAAAGTATATTATAAAACAAATGTAAATGATTCTAATTGGCAGGATGTGCATGCACATAATGTAAAATATATTCAGATAGTTAATAATAGAGATATTTAGCTAATCATACCAAACCAAAATAAATAAAAGTGAGATTTCAGTAGGATTTCTCACTTTTTTTTTGTACATTTACTATGTAATAATGAATTTTAAAATTATACTATGTTAAAAATTGGATTTACAAATAAATATTTTACTTTATGGGATGTAACTACCGAAGATTTTTATAATTCTTTTAACGGTAAAACTTACAAATCTCACACAACTACACATTTTATATATTATAGAAATTTATCTATGACTGAATTAGAAGCTAAGAAAAAAGCTACTAAGTTAGGATGTACTGATTTAACTGTGGATGAAGATTTAAAAGGAAAGCATAATTCTTGGAATTCAACCGAAATGTTTGAAACTCCAACTTATGATGATAATCAGTTTAAATACGGTAAGTATAAAGGTAAATTAATTACAGAATCTACCGATATTAACTATTTAAATTGGTATTCATCTGATGCCGATTGTGAAATAGCAAAAAAACGTGTAACCGAATTAGATTCTAATATGTGTATTTGGGATGGAACTTTGATGTCTAAAGATGCATTGAAAAATATTAAAAAACTAGAAAAAATTAAAAAAGAATTTGCTAATAACGGTATATTAGAACTTGTAATAGAATCAAACATTCTAGATGATGAATATAAAGAATTTAGAACAAATGTTGGAAATTTTGAACTTGAACCTGATTTTAAAATTAAAAAATTGTGGTACAATGGATATTCATATTATTTACCTTTGAATGAAAAAAATAAATCATTTAAAATAAATAAGATTTAATTAGTATATATCAATTATTTTTTGTACATTTACTATGTAAAACGAAATAATTAAACCTTAAATATAATAAATTATGAGTTATTTTATAGCAAATTCAATCAGTTTTAGTAAAGATTTAAAAACATTTAAAGTAAAAGGTGGTGATAATAATGTTGTTCCACGTAGTAATTATTGGATACCACCTATACCAATTGATGAACTATATAATGAAATACATGGCGGTATGATTCAATTAAATCATTCAACCGAAAAATTATGTTTTGTTGATACCCTTGTTAAAGATATGAAATTTGGTGGCGGTTGTGATAAAACTATTGATTATTATCATATACATTTAGCTCCAAATGCATATTCTAAAGAACTACAAACAAAATATAAATGGTTTAATACAGAGTTTAAAACACGTTTAGTTGCTGGATTAAAATCATTATCTTCAAAAAAAGAGTACGTGGTTCAACTTAATAATTACAATAATTCATATATTAAATCAACACATGGTCATAGTTGTTTTGGAACAACAAACATTGATAGAGCTAAAACGTTATCAAAATATAAAGCAACAGTATTAGCATCTAAATATAATGGGGTTTCAATAATCAAAAAATAAGTAACGTATGAAACCAGAAATAACAGAACAATTTATTAATGGATTACGAATTAATTCTACTCCAGATAATTTTATCTGGCTTTCAAAAGAAAACCACTTCCTTTAGGCAGCGATAGTTCAACAAACGGCATCAAAGGATACGACTGACAATTTATATCATTATATGAGAAACTTTTTTTCAAATTTAAAATAAAAATGGTAAACAATTTAAAATATATAATTCCATACTTGAAATGGGAAACCGAAGATGATTTTTATTACGTTGCAGTACTGCAACGTAAAAAAGATAATTCTGGTATTAATCGCAATTCGAATATTATTAGTTCGTATCAAATTACATCAATAACCCATTTAAAATCATTAATAGATGAATTTGTTACATTAAGTAAATTATATAATGGAAGAACTTATATTAACTTAAATCGTAAAAGTTTTAAGAAAACTGCGTATGGAACATTAAAAAAATTGTCAAATCAATTATGTAGTAACGAATTTAAAAATGTTCAAAATACATATCAAAAGGTTTCTGGTGGTAATGTGAATAATGGCGACCAGTATTGGATACTAGATATTGATGATGCATTTAAAACTGACTTAGATATGATACGGTATATTGATGAAATTGAACCAAATAGGTTTACTAATAAATCAATAGGAACAGTTCATACAAAAACTGGGTATCATCTTATTACTAAACCGTTTAGAATAGACCAATTCAAAAAAAAATATCCAGATGTTGAAATTAAAAAAAATAGTTTAACCATATTATATATTCCATAATGAAACAAGATGAAATTTTAAAATTAAAGATATTTAATAGTAATTCTGATATTGAAATAACTAATAAAAATAGACAATATATTGATAACTACAAAAATAAAGGAATATTTTTTAACGAAAATATAGGGTTTTGTAAAATTTTGAATATTAATTTAACGTGTAAACGAAAAAAGGATGACGATGATAATTGGATTAAAATAGAAGTTATTAAGAATTTCGAATTTAATACAACCGATGATATTATGGAACTAGCTTCATATGCATATCCAACTGATAGAATATCTATACAAGCAGCAAAGAAAAAAATTGATAAAGCACGAACCCAATTTAAAAAATATAAAAAACAAATAAATTTATTAGCATGATTAGATTATTATTTATAGTACTAATAGTTTCAGTTTTATGCTATGTATTATACAAATTTATTACTACGCATCCCACGAAATTAAAAATTAAAAAGAATAAACTTAGTAAAAATATAAAAAAAAGTACCCTATTTCCACCACCAATATTAAACGCGGCAAAAACTCGTTTCATGATAGCTTATCCATTTTTATTAACTTCGCAAACCAGTGATTTATTAATTAAAATAAAAAATGAACTTTATATAACCCCCCCTTACTTTATAGATATAATATTAGATAGAGGTAGATATTCAGAAAAAGAACGTACACAGTTAGCAGAGTTAAGATATAAATATATACAAAGTTTAAAGCCAAAATCTGCAAAACCTAAACAAAATATTAATACTGTTAATGAGTTTACTAACATGAGTAAAGATTTAGATAATTTATAATAAATATTTTTCTTTCTTAAAAATATGAGAAATATGAGATAAAACTTGTATATCTCATTTTTTTTTCGTATCTTTATAATATAAATTAAATTATGTTGATAGACTTGGTAAATATGAATCAAACATCCATTTAATATACGGAGTTTCGATGCACGAAACCATACAAGATTTTTTAGAAATAATGTATGGCGAATCCAAAAAGAAAGCGTTAGAAATAGATTTAGACGTTCAGTTATTGGGAAACATGAAACGTAATTTTTTGAAAGAGCAAAAACGAATGAATGACCAATTACCATGTACACAATTAGAATTAGAAGAATTTTATGGTGATGGTAGAAGAACATTACAGTATCTTATTAATAAATTAAATAAATTTTATCCAAAATCAGGTTATGAATTAAAAGGAATTGAATTAAAATTAACTGATGAAATAAAGCACGGAGTAGATTTTATTGGAATGATTGATATTGTATTATTAGATAAAATATCAGGTAAAACAAAAATTATATTCTGAAAAGTACAACATACCTTTAAATGATATTAGAGTGGAATATCACATATTAAAGCGAAAAGTTCGTACTGATTTAGAGTATCCAATACCACGAGTATCAAAGTTTGCACCTGCAAATGGTAGCCCATCTATAAATGCTGCATGGAAACTTTTTATGGAATTTGTAGATACAGTATTTGATGAAAACGGAAATCGTAGACTTACTGGATATCCTGCAAAGCCATCTCGATTATGTGATTGGTGTGTATTTAAAGGTACTCATTGTGATTCATGGAAATAAATTATTGTTTTTTATTTTTTTATATATTTATATATATATTAATAGGGAGTAATCTAATGAAATCAAACGAAACTCAAACAAAACTTACGACTGTAAAAATTATTAAAGATATTTATGCACAATTTAAATATATATCATTTACATCTGGCGTTACACTACAACGAATTACAAACAGAACATTACATAAGTATGTTACTGATGAAACATATAGAAATGAAATAAATGAATATACTGAACTACAAGTAAGCGGTTCTGGATTTTAAAAAAATAAAGATATATCTAAACTTATATATTTTATGATAATATAATTTACAAATATTATCTAATACTAGATGCTTAAATAAAAAATGAATGGAATATAACATAGGTGATTTAAGAAACGGAACACCAGTATTACCTAAAGATAAACGAAAAACTATATTACTAC